AGGTATATATCAAGATTCAATGCTTGGGTCGTATCAGTTTACAAGAGCTGGTATCCATTTTACACCAAGAGATGCAATGAATATCCTAATGATGTTTAACAATGTAAATGAGAAAGAATTATTACAAGCAATAGAAAAGAATGGTACAGTAAGTAATTTTGACATATTATCTCAAATAATGCCACCATTGTCAATGAAATACAAGACAAAGGCATTTAAAGAGGACAAAGATGATGCCAAAACATCGAATGCCATTTTAGAAATAAGAGATGGACAATATATTCGAGGTCAAATGGACAAGAGTGTATTAGGTGCAACAACTAAAGGACTATTACAAAGAGTATGTAATGATTTTGGAAACTTTGCCTCTGCCAAATTTGTAGATGATTTGCAGAATATTGTGACAGAATATATGGTAACTAGTTCTTTTAGTGTAGGAGTTAGTGATTTAATATCAGATCAAAAAACAAATGATGAAATCATTAAAGTCATTACACAAAAGAAGCAAGATGTTAAAAATTTAATAGACCAAACACAAATTGGTATATTTGAAAACAATACAGGTAAAACCAATGAAGAAGAATTTGAAACACAAGTCAATAGTATATTGAATCAAGCAACATCAGAATCAGGTAAAATTGGATTAAAAAGTTTAAATAAAAATAATAGATTTGTAACGATGGTAAATGCTGGTTCTAAGGGTTCAGACTTAAATATTTCCTTTATGATTTCTTGTTTAGGACAACAAAATGTAGACGGAAAAAGAATCCCATATGGTTTTGAAAACAGAACATTACCACATTTTACAAAATACGATGACTCTCCAAGTGCACGTGGGTTTGTAGAAAGTTCTTATATTAATGGTTTATCGCCACAAGAATTATTCTTCCACGCAATGGGTGGTCGTGTTGGTTTGATTGATACAGCAGTAAAAACTTCTACTACAGGTTATATTCAAAGAAGACTGATTAAAGGTCTAGAAGATTTGAAAGTAGAATATGATATGACTATACGTACAAATAAAAATAAAATAGTACAATTCTCTTATGGTGATGATAATATTGATACAGTAAAAGTTGAAAATCAAATGATACCATTAGTATCAATGAGTACACAAGATATTTATTCGCATTATTTAATTCCTGAAGAGAATAGTAAGGTTAAAATATTAGGAAATATCTTTATTAAAAATACAATGACTCGTTATAAAAAACAATTGATTGATTTTATGAAGAAAACAGAGCAATATATTCAATTTATGATAGAAATGAGAGAATCTATTATTAAAAATGTTTTTAAATATAAAAGTGATAGTATTGTTAATTGTCCAGTGGCATTTTCATTTATAATTAATAATATACAAGGACAATGTAATATTACAAGTTCATCATTAGTAGATATAACGCCATTAGAAGCATTTGAAATGATTGAATATTGTTATAAAAATTTAGAATTAAATCATTATGCTAAACCTAGAGAATTATTTAAAACTTTATATTACTTTTATTTATCCCCAAAAGATTTATTAATAGTTAAAAGATTTAATAAGGCCGCATTAACTTTACTACTTGATACAATTACAATGGATTTTAAAAGAGCGATTGTTACACCAGGTGAAATGGTCGGAATGATTGCAGGTCAAAGTATTGGTGAAGTTTCAACACAAATGACACTGAACTCAGTCACATATGAAACAAATATTATTGTAAAAAATAGAGCAGGTAATATTAGAAAAGTTCAAATCGGAGATTTTATCGAAGAAAAAATTAAAATAGCAAGTAAACAAGAGTACTATAAAGACAAGGATACAACTTATGCAGAAGTTGATGATTATTATGAAATACCTTCGTGTGACGAAGATGGAAATGTATTATGGAAAAGAATTGAAGCGGTAACAAGACACCCAGTGATAAATGAAGATGGAAGTAATACTATGATTAAAATAACTACAAAAGAGCAACGAGAAGTTATTGTAACGAAAGCTAAATCTGTTTTAAAATTGGTAGATGGTAAAATTATTCCTGTTAATGGTGATATATTAAAGTTAGGTGATTTTATTCCAATTTCTAAAAAAACGATAGACTTCCAAGAAGCTAGAGAATTAAATTTAAAAGATATATTACCTGCAACAGAATATATGTATGGAAGCGAAGTTTTTAAAGCTAAAGCGGTAATGAGTGAATACAGATGGTGGACAAAACACCAAGGTAAAACATTTACATTGCCATATGCAAGAAGCGATAGTTTTGTTGCAAAAATAAACGATAAATTGAGAAATGGTTGTAATTCTAAAACAGTATTAAAAAATAATTGTGTTTATTCAAAGCAAACAAATATATGTGAATATACTATTCCAGAGATAATACAATTAGATTATAATTTTGGATATTTACTTGGTGCATATGCAGCAGAAGGATGTATGACAAAAACCCAAATATCTATATCTAATAATGATATTCATTATTTTGAACCAATAATGGAATTATGTAAGAATTGGAATATTACTACAAAAATATATAAAAATGAGAATAAAAACCAAACAGGATGGACAAGTCAAGATGTTAGAATCTATAATACAGTTCTTTGTAGAATTTTGGAAAATTTATGTGGCAAATTAAGTCATAATAAATTTGTTTCTGATAAGATAATATTTTCAAATAAAGAGTGTTTATTGGGATTTCTAGATGCGTATATTGGAGGAGATGGAACTATTAATAAAAAGGATAAGTCTATTGTTATGGCTTCTGTTTCAAAAGAATTATTACTAGATGTACAACAAATACTAAATGTTTTAGATATATATAGTTTCATCACAAAACCAACTAAAACAGAAACAAACAATAGAGGTAGTTTAGATATAAAACAACATTATACATTGTTTGTTAGAAACTGTCAAGCAAAGCAGCTAGCATCTATATTAAATATGAAATTGAAATATAAACAAGAAAACTTAGAAATTATTTTAAAACATTCATCCAAATATAGAATCAATAGGAATGAATTGTTTGCTCCTAATGAAAAAAATGGAGTTATTGTGTTTGAGAAAAGAAACGAAACTGATTATGTAGATGTATTATTTGACAAAATTACCAAAATAGAAGAAATTGCAAATACAACCGATTACGCATATGATTTGACAGTCGAAGATACAAGAAATTTCAATATATATAATGGTTTGGCATTGGTTGATACATTTCATTTCGCAGGAGTTGCTTCCAAATCAAATGTAACTCGTGGTGTACCAAGAATCGAAGAGATTTTATCATTATCAAGTGAGATTAAAAACCCATCACTAAGTATTTATTTAAAACCAGAAGATGAAACACAGAAAGAAAAAGCACATACTATTATGTATATGTTAGAACATACTAAACTGGAAGAAATTGTAAAATCGATTGAAGTATGTTTTGATCCAGATGATTTAAATACATTAATAAACGATGATAAGGATACTATAGCACAATATCGTGCATTTGAAACTATGTTTAATGAATGTTCAGAAGTATCGCTACAAAATGACGAGAATGAAAAATCAAAATGGATTATTCGAATGGAAATGAATGCTGAAGTTATGCTTGAGAAAAATATTACGATGGATGATGTAAATTTTACATTAAATAATTGTTATGAAAACCAAATATCGTGTGTTTATTCCGATTTTAACGCAGATAAATTGATATTTAGAATTAGAATGAATGAAGTAATTAAAGCAGGTACAGGTAGAGGTGGTCAAAAGAAAACGAAGGTAAATCCACTTGACCAGTCTGATCAAATATATATACTTAAAAACTTTCAAGACCAGTTACTACAAAATGTTGTTTTAAGAGGAATCAAAGGAATTAATAAAGTTATTTTGCGTAAGATTTTAGACAATATGGTAGAAAATAATGGAATATATAAAAAACAAGAAATTTGGGTACTTGATACGATTGGTACAAATTTATTAGATGTGTTAGGTCTGGATTTTATTGATAATAAAAGAACTGTAAGTAATGATATTGTAGAAATATATAATGTACTTGGTATTGAAGCTGCTAGACAAACTATTTACAATGAATTAGTAGATGTAGTAGAATTTGATGGAACATATATTAACTATCATAATTATAGTGTGCTTGTTGATAGAATGTCCTTTACACATAAATTAATATCAATATTTAGACACGGTATTAATAACGATAATATTGGACCTATTGCCAAAGCTTCTTTTGAAGAGACACCTGAAATGTTTTTGAAAGCAGCTAGACACGCTGAACTTGATACTCTAAGAGGTATATCTGCAAATATAATGTGTGGACAAGAAGGTATGTTTGGAACAAGTGCATTTCAAGTTGTACTTGATATTGAAGAATTACAGAAGCTAGAAGCAGTAAGCGAATATAAACCACTTGATGTAGATGAAGAAATTGAAAATTTCTTTGGAACAAGTACAGATGCTGAGGGATCGTGTGGAATTAATAAAATATCTATACAAAATAATGTTATTACAATTAAAGCAAGTGATTTGGGTAAGGATACAAATTATAACCCAGGATTTTAATTATAAAATTTAGTGGATGACCTGAATATAATAAATTATAAATTTATAATCATATAAACATAAATTTATAATAATAATTATGACTACTTTTAGTTTAATCATTAAAAATACTATTAATACAGATAACAATATTTTTTTACCATCCTATAAAATAGATAACGTATTAGAAATACATAAACTATTTTTTAATTTATTATTAAATAACAATGACAAAATTACTACTACAATAAAATATAATTTTTTTAATAATAGCTTAAAAAATTTATTTATGAAAAATGAATACAGAGAAGAATTTATAAATTATTTTTGTAAAATCCAACGTATATATCATATATTAAATTCATTTATTGCAAAATATAAATATAAAAAGGCAAAAATTGTAGTAAATAGAGATATGTGTTTAAATGAAATTAATATAAATGATAAAAATGTATTTTGTTTATTACATCACAATTCAAAATATTTATTTCATATATGTGACTTAATAAACATAATTAATACATCTTTAACTAATTCGCAACATTTCTTTTCAGAACCAGTGTCAATTAAAAATCCATATAATAACTTACCTTTTGAAAAATCAATATTATATAACATTTATATGTTTATTAAGTTTCATACATTTTACAGTCCAGAATTTTTTTTCAAATTTTTTCAGTGTCATTTTAATTTAACCATTTTCGGCAAACAAAATGAATACATTTTAAGAGAATATAATATTAAAAATTTTGTATATAAATCTAGTTCTAATGTTTTAAAAATGGAGATTAAATCTATGTTGTCACAATTTAATGCAAAATATAAGAATAGTAAACAAAGATATAATATAAATATTGATGTATCATTTCCGAATGATAAATTAATTAAAATAATGAAACCTTACTTATTATTATATTGTACAAGTGTTTATTCGTTATTACTACATAAAAGAGAGGAAGCAACAATTATATTAAATAAGAAATTAATTGATTTTTACAATTTTAATCCTTCATTTGGGAGAAAAAAATACAAGATAGAAATAACATATAGTAATAATTTTAAGAAAAAAATTTCTGGTAAGATTATTGAATATGCTGATAAACATATATTATTTAATGATGTACCATTAGAAAACAAATTGTTTTTAACAGATCATTTAAAATATAATGAAAAAAATTATATTCCTCGCAATTATATATTTTATAATAATGATGAAGATGATGATGATATGTCTTCAAATAGAGACGGCGAAGATGAAGATGAAGGAGTCATTTATGAAGATGATGAAGATGATGAAGATGACAGAGAAGATGAAGATGAAGAAGATGACGGAGAAGAAGAAGATGATGGAGAAGAAGATGAATAGAGATTATATTTAATTTCCACTTTCACTATTTTCTTCAATAATAAGGTTCTTTTTATTCTTTTTTGATTTTGTATTTCCTTTTAATACTACTTTCTTTTTCGTTTGTTTTTTCTTAGGTACAATTATAAATTCTTCAGGAGATATAGATTTAGTCTCTTCAATAATGAGTTTTCTTTTGGGTTTTTTAATTTCTTCTGATTCTGATTCTATTTTTAATCTAAGTGGTTTTTTCTTTTCATATAAACCTGATATTGGTTTAATAAATTGATTCAAATATTCATTAATACTAATTTTATTATCAATTGCATATTGTATTCTCTCTTTACAATCTCCATCTAAGTTATTCAGCGAAATAAATACGTCATTCTCATCTGAAACTATAAGTTTAAACGATGGTACATTTTCAGGTCTATAACCAGGTAAAAGTATAAAAGCAAATTTATCATTTGTGTTACCATAACCTAAAAACACATTTTTTTCATATTTAGTCTGTAAAATAAATTTCTGGCTAATAAAAATAGTTGGAATTTCATATTTTTGAACAAGTAACCATAAATCAAATGTTGTTAGGAAATAATTATCTGTATAAATAAAGTTAGAGAAAGAAAGTGTATCAGATGCAACTTGATCTCCCAATGTTTTTTTTCCTTCTAAAATTAAGATATCTAGTATTTTACTTTTATAATTATCCAGATATTTTTTATATTCATTATACAAGTCATTTTTAATTTGATTAACATTATATTTTTCACCAGTTTTTTTTTCGATTAAATCGATTATCATATTAAAAGTACAATAGTTAATATTAGTGTAATCTATTTCTTTATATGAATCGGGAAAACATTGTTTCCATATACTGGATTTAATATTATTTATGGTTTTACTACACGTTTTCTCGTTTTTTCTACCAATAGCGTGGTCAAGTGAAGGTATTTTGTTTTCATATATTTGTGTCATTAAAGGTTCTGTTTCATCATATGAATTGAATTTAATATATTTATTTGCAACAGTTGGAATTAAAGTTTCGAAATATTCTTGGTTTAACAAAGATTGAATTAATATTATTTCATTTTCCCTTAAATTATAGCTAATATTACCAAATAATAAATATGTTTGTGGTTGTAGCATAAATGATTTAATTCTATTATATCTAATTAACTCATCAGAAACTCTACCATAATAAATGGTTTCATTTGTTTTGCCAGATATCAAATTATTTTTAGGAAGTATTAAATTACATTTACCATTTTCGCTTATAGTACACAAATTTGGTGTAGCTTGACATTGTTCTTTATCTTTTACTATACATGTTGTTATATCATTAATTACTTTATAATAATTATCATCTCCAATAAATTGAATCTTTTCCTTTACAAGTTGTCTCAACAATTTATCAATATTAATTAGTTTTTCAGAATAAATTATATATTCTTTTAACATTTCTCCCTCTACTTGCTCTCTTATCTTGACATTTTCATAATCATTTAATAAAATACGTATGGTATTTCTGAAAACATTGTAAAATCCTGATTCCAATTTAATTTTTTTTATATAATCAACACGTTCTTTATCTACATCATCTGCTGTTGCAATTGGAACATCCACGGATACCATCGGAATATTTTTACTATTAACAATATAATTATCGTTATATATAGATGGTATATCTATTATATCTTTATTGATATCTTCTTCTCTAATAGGTACTGATAATTGTATAAATTGATTCGTTTCTGTTAGGATTCCAACTATGTGCTCATCTTCAATAATTTTAAATGCGGGTTTACAAGGTATATCAGCTTGTTCGCGCCTTTTTTTGCTTCTTTTCTCTAATTTATCTAAAAATTGGACTGTATTCTCATATGTATTCCATAAGTTTGTATTATTCATAAAGACATAATCCAGATTATGTTTTAAATTCTCATCAATAGCAGATGGATAACACGGTACAAAACCTTTACGCTGCGATAGACCGGGTTCTTCTGCTATTACACCAATCACTTTATTTGTAAAATTAACAACTAATGTAAGAGGTTTATATTCATATTTATCCAATTTTTGAACTAAATTATATAATAACAAAGGACGTTTAGCTTTATATATATTAGGCATACTTTCTAATGGTCTGCATATCATATTAAAAAAAGGTTTAATTATTTCTTTAAATACAGCTCGCATAGTTTTCGATAATTGTGGATCATATTCTTTAAATTCTTTTGCAATTATAAGTTTATTTTGGCTAACAGTATATGAATAAATGGGCTCATAATATCCTTCTTCAACAATCATTATAATTGTGGGTTTACGGGCTTCATAAAACTCATTCGAATAATGATTTGTAGGACATAACAGTTGAACATTATTTGTTATATCATCGTGAGGCAATTTAAAAATTACGAGGTTAACACCATTTGGAAACAAGTATTTATTAGGCATACATATAATATCCCACAAGTACGTATGATCAATAATTGCATCGTCATCGCTCATAAAATTTGTAAAATTCTCATAAGCAGATATTACTTTTGTATAATACGATTTTTCTACTGCATCATTCATATTTAATTTTGAGTATAATTTAGAATTTGTATACTTATTAATATCTACTTTTGAATGAACATCGTGAAAGTCAGTAACTAAATTTCCGTTTTGATATTTGATAAAAGAATCTATATTTATTGCTTTTATAATTCTTTCTCTCATTTCTTTTATAGTTAAAATTTTTGCTACTTTTGTAACAGATTTATTTTCGTCATCTACCATTTTCTTTCCAAAAAACAGGACATCTGAAATACAAGATACAAATGATTGTTTATTATTTACTGCTACTCCGTGTCTTAATAAACAAGGATGGTCTTGTTTAATATTTGTATTTGTTTTACTTATTTGACAATCAGCATTAACCTCGTGAAGTATTTTTTGAATTTCTACTGGTAAATATCCCCATCTTCCAGCATCTAGTGGAAATTTATCAGGTCCTTTGATATATTCATCTTCCTCTTTGTTTTTTTCATCTTCTTTTGGTTTGGGTTGTTTATTATTTTCAACAGCTTGTTTTTGTTGACATTGTTCTTTGGCTTTTATTCTACCTTCGGTATTATACTTATCAAAACAACAAGGTAGACAATAACCATCCGGATGTTTATCAGTTTGAAAACCAGGATAACGTTTTTCATCATCTCCATAAAATTCATATATATAGTGTCCTGGTTTAACTTGTTTATCATTTCGTGACAAAACTTTGCCGCAAGTAGGATGTATTAATTCTTTTTTACCGTCTTTATTTGTTACATATGTTAAATCCTTTGGGTCTATAATTGTGTTTGTTTTTAAACACCAATAACGAGGACATATATAGTTAAATTGATTTTTAGGATTAGAACCGTATTTTATTACATCTTCATCTCGTAAAAATCCATTAAATTCCTTATTTATTTTTGCCAATTGCGCATCTGTTAAAATTACAGGTTGTCTTCGCATATCCGACCTACAGGTTCGTGAATATGAATTAAATTGCGGCGTATCTTCTTTTAAAATTAGTATTGGATCTTTTTTCTCAATTAATGTTTGAAAATAATAAGGTTTATTCAGTTTCATTCCATCAATATTTCTGAAATTATCTTGATCAGGTTCTTCTTCTGGTTCTTCATCTTCTTTTTCTTGTGTTTCAGCTTCTACAAGAGGTTCTTTTATTTCTGGTTCTTCAATTTTTGGTTCTTCAACCTTCTGTATAGGTGACAACGATTCTATTATGGGAGAAGTTTCTAGACTAAATGATTCTAATTTATTTTCGATAGGAGACTCTAATACTGGTGATGAATCAATACTTAGAGGAGATTCTACTGCAGGAGAATTAACAATACTTGGAAGAGAGTCTACTGCAGGAGAATTAACAATACTTGGAAGAGACTCTATCGCAGGAGAATCAACAATACTTGGAAGAGACTCTAGTGCAGGTGATTCAATACCAGGTGAAGATTTTGCACTAGATATAGAAGACTCACTAGCAATGGATGACTCAGATTCACTATTTTTACCTCCCTCTCCTTTATATTTATCTTCCTCATCTTCAATATCTTCTTCATCATAAAATAAACTAAATGCACCTTTGGGTTTTTCAGTACCGAATGGTGTATCTTTATAGCTTTTATATTCTGCTTCTTCATCTTCTAACGAAATAATTTCACTCTTATTAAATGAATCTTCACTTGAAGAAATAATATCAGGAATCACAACTTCCACTATTTTTTCATTAGCAGAACATAAATTATTTATCTCTTTGATAGGATATTTTGTACTTTTTTTATTTTGGGTTAAACGTACCATTGTGTCTAAATAAATTGGAATAGTGTATAAATAATTAATATCATTAATATTTTCCATAACAATTGTTATTATACCACTCTCCTTTGCAAGAGTAATAGTGGTTTTAAAGCCGGGATTTTCTTTAATTCTTATTTCTGACCTTTTTACACCTCTCTCTAGTTGTATTTCATTTGCTACCTTTCTTACTAAATCTTCTGCCTGTTTACGGTCTAAATCATCACTGAAATTTTCTAATAATAATTCAATTATTTCTTGACCTCTATAACCTTGTTCTGATTTTTCCAAAATAAATGCTTCTTGACTAGTAACTTTACTAAAATTTGAAACTCTTTTAAAACGTAAATTTATACCACTTTTATACATATTCGATTCATTTGTGAATACAGTACTTAAACAACCTTTATATTTATCAATATCAAAAGACTCTGTTATTATAATTTGACTTTCGTAAGTAAGCTGTTTTATTTCGACATTTTCATCGTGTAAACTGTTGAATTTTTTAAGCTTATACCCACTTTGTTCTAAGACATTTTTAATTTCTTCGATAATTGGATTAATAGAATCTCTTAAAATGTTATCTATTTCACTAATACTAACTACCGTATTAAATTCTGATATTATAGTTATATATCCGTTTTCATCAAACTCACATAATAAATTTTGTGAATTATTACTTTCATTGGTTTCAATATAAACTGTAACAGATTTATTCTTACCAATAGTTTTCATCAATTTAAATATAGAAGCTTTCTTTAAATATGGGATTTTTCGTCCATCTGTTGAAATCTTATCTGTAAATAACCTATAAACATTTTCTTGTTTGACAGATGGATTATATTTAATTAATGGGTTTAATTCTGTTGCGTGAATTATTTTAAAAAGTACTTCAAGTGGTATATTAATATCAAATTCGGGTTTTAATACTGCTTTTATGAATTTAATACCTTTTTTATCATAATTCATATTTGTTTTTCGTAAATTGTATATATCATAAAACATATCTATAGTGTTAAATACATTAACTGATTTTTCATTAATAATTTTTTTATCATTTTCTATTAATTTCTCTCTTGCTGAATTCAAATCATTCAAATCATTAATATTTTTATTATACAAAAATGGATAATAAATTTTTATTGTTGTTTCTTCCGATATGTTATTTTTACTTGAATAATCTAGTACATCTTTTGCTAGGCATAAAAAAATATTATTGTTAACAATATCACCTGTAGTTAAAAGTAGATGACTATTTAATGTAGAGAGAGTTTTTCGTGCGTTCTTTTCAAAAAAATTATCATAAGAGTTAACATCATATGGGTCACATACATATGGATATTCATTATCTACAATAAAGAATTTTTGTCCAAGTACTTTATTTACTATATATTTTTTGTTATCTAAATTCATTTCTAAAATATCATCAAATGTATATATTTCTTTATTGGGTGGCTTTGTAAAAAGTTGTCCATTTTCTTCAGTAACTATATTAGAAATAAACTGGTCTAATCTTACTTTTGTTAATTCTAATTTTTTATTTTGAGTTAAAGATTTATAAACTGAAACAGAAGTAAATGATTCGATTTGTTGACAATATAAATACACTTCATCTAATGAAATAGAAGTTTTTAATTCTAATAAAATTTTAATTTTAATTGTACCAATACTATCATCGAAATGTATTTGGTGATTTGAAAATTTGATTTTAATATTTTCAGTTTTGATTTTTATGAGTTCTGTTTCAGTAAATATTCTCTTAAATAATTCTTCTTCACTTGTCATATCATTATTTTTGCCATTAAACACATATATTGTAGTTATTGAATTATTTATCATATAATTAACTTTATAAATAGGGGCATAATCTAATTGTTCATTCTTATTTGTCTCCTTGTTATCCGATATTTTTTTTGCTTTTATTGTTGTAGACATATATATAAAGTTAGTATTATTTTTAATTTAATTATTTAGAAAGTATTAAATTAAATAATATATGTCAGTTAATTTAAATGAGTGTATAGATATAGATATAGATATGTCTACATATTTAAACGAAGAAGATTGCGACAAATTATTGGAGAAATCCATTGCTTCTGCTGTGAAAAAATTAAATGAATATGTAAATATTGATAATCACAAAAAAATAAATGGAAAAAGAAAATGCTTTGAAAAAATGAAACAACAAAAACTAATAAAAGAATTGCACGCTATAAACAATATAATTAAGTCTATTACTATTTATCTTGATTTGTTGGATTAATATACTATATAATATTTTTTAAACCAAATCATAATAAGGATTATCATTTATACTCATACCACAATATTGCTTTGGTTTTTTCTTGTAATCTACAGGAATATAAATACCAGCATCTTTAGCGTTTTGCAGTAAAAACTTAAAATTCTGCCAGAATTCCTGTTTATGGCCAATAGATTCTGTCATTATATGAGATAATTCGTGAAGTGCTACAAAAGTAAGTGTATTTATATCGATAAGTTTGTTACCTTCTTTTGAAGTATTTAAACAAAATGCAATTTTTTCTCCTTTATTTTCACTATAGGCAGTCAACTCACTTGTCGGAAGCGTTTCACTTATTCGTTTAGGATTGAAACCTTCTACAAGTCTTATTGTTCGAGGGTCTTTTGGATGTGTTTTTTTCATATATAGTACCATATCCTTCATTTTTTGGGTTACTTGTGCTAATAAATTTGCGGCTAATTCTAGTTTTTCTCTCTCTCTTACACAATAACGATTTCCGTCACTGGATGCAATAATACATTTTAAATTAAAAGCATCTGATTCATAATAAATTCTTAAACAAAATAATAAAACAAATGCTATAAATATATAAAAAAATATGCTGTGTTTTTCCATATATATAAGTAGTTATTAATATTATTAAATAAAATTGAATTATTTAAAAATATTTATAGTATAAATAAAAATGAAAATGAATACTTTGAATTATATTGGCTGTAAGCATACATTGTTTAATAGTATTTTGTCTGTTTGTCAAGAAAATATTGCTGATATGACTAATAAAACCTTTATGGATTTATTTGCAGGAACGGGGACAGTCGGTTTCAATATGACGAATTATTTTAAGATAACTAATGCAAACGATCTAGAATATTATAGTTATGTTATTAATTATGCTTTATTAAAATGTAATTATACAGAAAAAATACAAAATATAATAGATATATGTAATGGATTAAAAACACTTGATGAAGGATTAGTATATAATAATTTCACTCTTAATCCTGATTGTGAGAGAATGTTTTTTACAAATGAAAATGCCAAAAAAACGGATAGCATAAGACAATACATACAACGATTATTTGAATTTGAGGAAATTACACAATCAGAGTTTTACTTTTTATTAGCTTCTTTACTAGTTTCTATTGATAAAGTTGCAAATACTTCCTGTGTTTATGGTGCATATTTAAAAGAATTTAAAAAATCCGCAGTAAAACCAGTCATTTTACAACCGATTCATACAAAAACAGAAATAAATGACGAAAATAATGTATATAATGAACTAGCTGAATCGTTAGTGAAATTGGATAATCAATATTATGATGTAATTTATATGGACCCGCCGTACAATCACAGACAATATAGTGCAAATTATTCACCTTTAAATTATATTGCACTATATGATGAAAGTATTGTGTTGACGGGTAAAACTGCTTTAATTGAAAATTATAATAAGAGTGATTTCTGTAAAAAGAGAGAAGTAAAACAAGCATTTACAAATTTAATACGAGATGTAAGGTGTAATTATATAATACTTTCTTATAATAACGAAGGTCTTTTAGATATTGAGGAAATAAAAAAAATATTATTGTCAAAAGGATTTGTAAAATTATATAAAATAAAATATACAAAATTTAAAGCACAACAAAAGGTAGATAAAAAATTTGTAGAAGAATATATATGGGTTGTTGATACTACTAAAACAGGAAATTTAATAGTGGAAATTGAAATGGAACTAATCTAAAAACTTAACTCAAATATAACATCAGTATCAAATGTTTCTAACCAAGATGCAAAGAGTATTAATTCTTTATCATTTGGGTAATATTGACGAATTTTTTTCGCATAGTACTGTCCAGAATCGTAATCATAAATATGCCACCAAAAATGCTGTAAACATTTAGGCCAACTGTTTACATCAGAATTTCTCCAAGTTGACCATATACGATATGAATCAATACATTCTCTTTCTGGATACACTTCATACTCATCATCATCATCTCTTTTATCTAATAATATTTTAGGTTTTCGTAAAGCAATTAAATCTGTTCCCATATACTATAAAAAATATTTTTTATTTTTATTTTTTATTTTTTATTTTTATTTATTTATTATTTGTGTGACTTCAAAATTAGTGTCAAATATTTTAAGTAAACTCAATAAATTCCATCTAAATTTAATATTATCACGGTGGTTGTGTACTTGAAATTCTCCCAAAGTTAAGCCTTGACTACTAATACTTGTACTTTCATTCCATTCCTTACCTTTTATTATATGACTAAATTCAATGGATTGTTGAGACCATTTTATATTTTCTCTCTTTTTAATTAATAAACATATGTTTTGGTGTTCATTATAATATATAATTGGACAATCAAAGGTATATTCAAAGTATTTTTCTAGCATTTTATCTACATTTTCTTCTATATATAATTTAATATCACTAATAGTAATGGAATTGTCTAATCCAAAATGAGAACAAAATTTTTTTTTACTCGGTTGACCAATAACTTGTGGACAAACTTTATCACCTTTTTTGGTTGTTTTTGCACTAAGATATTCATCCCCATCCTCATCTCCATCTGTCAAAGTAAAGTCATACCGCGAGCCATTTTTTGCTGTATGAATGATATTATTAGGAATTAAATTCTTAAGATTTGATATTTTATTAGAAAGAGTTTCAGCAGCTAACATACTATATTTATATTTTCCGTTAAACGGTGTATTATATAATATACAAATAGCCATTTCAAATATTTTTCCTAAATCTTCAGTAATAACTTTTGGTTTTATTGCTTTTATAGTATTCAATTTCGAATTAGGAAATAAATCAATTAGCTTTCCACTAGCATCTTCAAGAATTAATTTTTTGTTCATTTTATTTTTAATGTTTCTGAAAATAATTAAAAATAAAATCAATTTTTTTATAATTGAATTAATCATAGATATATTAAGATGTTTAATAAAATTACAAATGGAAAGAGAGTCAAAATATTTATATGTTTAGAGCAACGCGTATTTTAAATGCCGACTTTATTAATCCTTATAAACCTTTAATGTTCTTCTTTTTGTATACCACCTGTTTGATTTAATATTTACTTCTAATTTCCATTAATGCTTTTCCTAATAAATTTTGCCCAAATCTGTTTTTATCTATTTGTATAGCATCTGTATAATAGAATCCAATTCCCCATATTTTATCATATTTAGATGCTTCGTATAATACTTTATCTTTTGTCTCTATTAATTTTTGTTTAATAATTTCGTTTTGATTAAATTTCAACATTAATGCGTCTAACATAATATTATATCTTTTTTCTTTCCAAATAGTATCATTAAAATTTCTAACTTCTCTTCCATATTTTTTTATTTTTACAGGAGATGTTTCTTTTAGGATAGCCTCTAATAATATATTATTATTAGGATCAAATGTTTTACATTTATAATACATAAAATATTGTTCGGAACAATTATACTTTATATCATCTGTATCTGTAAAATCTGTTTTATAAAAATTACTCATATAATCAAATTTATTTCGTAAATTATAAAAATAAATTTCTCTATCAGTTTCCATAATGTATTATTAATGATGTATTTATATAATGTTTAATTATTATAATTTATTGTTGTAATAATAATTAAATCAATTTTTTATTTTATTTTTTGATATTTACTCGGCATTTAAAATACGCGTTGCTCTAAATGATGAATATTAATATTTTGATATCTAGATTATTGTATGATTTTTAGCTGTTATTATTTAAAGTTTTCACATTACAAATTTATGTTTTTTTTTGTTTTTTTATTATATTTTTTAATTATATTATCAACTTTTTCAGCACGACGCTTTAATGATTTTCTTTTATTTATATAAGATTTGTTTTTTCTGTAACCCTTATTTTTTTCCATTTTCTGCAATTCCCACCAGTCATCCATCATTAAATTCATTTGTTTTTCTTCATTTTTAGTTATAAGCTTTAATTCTTTATTTTTATTTAAAGGTTTGGTAGTTTTGTTAATCATATTATAATAAAATATTTTATAATATTTTATCAAATTAGTTATAATCCGGTATAAAAATAATTATGCATAATGCTTATTGAGCACCAGAACCTAATTCCAAAGGTGGTCTCATAAAATCTGGCTCGATGGTACTTAAATTCCAAGGACCAACACTCAATTGTGGATTTGGAGGTTCGGAACGGATTTGGAGATTAGCATTTCTCAAACTTTGTCCGACGGTGTCAATGCCAATATGGTATCCAGCTTTCAACAAATTAATATTAGATAGTTCACCTTTACCAGAAGGGTTTAATTGAGCCCATTGACTGTTAGAATCTTTTGGTAAAAGTTCTGCTGGATTTTGGATTTGAGGTGTAGAGCAAGAGGAAGGAACTCCTGGTAAGCTAGTTTGAACTCCATTAGCGGAGGCGAACACTTCATTTCCATTTGGGTCAGCAGGGCGAACACCAGCAGAAGCCTGTAAGTTTGTATTTTTGTATTGAGGTTGCATCATAGTTTGACGCTCATAACCAGGTGTACCCTTAGCGCCTAGATAACCAGCAAACATACTAACACCGTACGCAATAATTAATAAAACTATAATAGCTCCAACTCCATAGTCATTCCATAGTTTCTTTAAAGAGACAGTCATTATATAAAATTAATGATAAAATAATTTTAAGAATACATATTAATTATTCGTGTTTAAATATTCAGCAAATAAAATTTATGATAGTTTTTACTAAAAGTATTCTAAAATACTTTATCTTGAAAATTATTTATAAGTTTTCTAATTCACTTTCTGAAACATCATCAATTTCGGCATCAAAGTCACTATCACTATCATTTAAATTTTCTAACATATAAGTCTTCTTAATATTCTTAGCTTCTAAATAAGCTAAAATGGCATTTTTTTTTGCAGCTTTTGCTTTATTTCTAGCTTCTTTATATAGTTCAAAATATACCTGGTTTGGTTTCTTAAGTTGTATAGTTTCTAAATTGTCTAAATTTAAATCAACTTTTATTTCCTTCAAATCATTATCATCCTCTTCAACTAATTCTTCTATTATAATATCAGACAATACATTAGTATTGTCCAAAGAGTCATCATTATTAATAGCATCTAATGGTTCCAGTTTTTTTTCTTTAAATTCTTCTAAATTTTCACTAGTATCTTCATTTTCTGTATCTAACATTAAATCATCCAACACTTCTAAACTATTAGAGTTTAAATTATTTTCCTCGGATAAATCTCCTAAATTGTTAGGATTTCTATTTGTTTCTTCTTGGATTATTAAGTCGCCTAATGATTTAAATGGTTTATCCTTTTTAATTAAACAATTATCAAAAATAGGTTCACTGTTTAAAAGCATAACTTGTTTCAATTCAATTTCTATTTGGAAATTTCTGGAAGTAAATTTAATACCTTGTATCTCTAAAATAGAAATGATATTCGTTTCATTAGTTATATCACTCATTGTCAAGGGAATTTCTTTTTCATCATAAATTTTAATAGACGGTATATTAGTATGGCTGTTTCTAATATTAGTTCTTACTAGATAATACTTACCTGATTTATAAATACGTATTATAGAATTAAATGCAGTTTCAATATCACTTTCTTCTAACGTATTTTGAAACCACGCATCTTTTTTTTCTAATATTAATTTTTGACATCTGATTTCTAAATTCTCAAACCAATTTATTAATGTTTCCGCATTTTTATCAAACATTAAGTCACAATAATATTTTTTTCCAGTTTTAACAAATCCTTGTCTAGTTAAACTTTTAGCGGTTTGTATATACAATGGTTTACTATTATATTCTATTTTGGTAAAATAAGCACCACCTTGAATACCTGATGGATGTGCTAAAGATAATTTTGAAAATTCGAATGTTTCATTTGGTTCTATAATATTTTCCATTATTTATGGTAATAATAGAAAAATTTAAATCTCATAACACGCATAAATTATAATTAATTTTTATGTATAATTTGTATGAAAGACTCGTTGGTTCAGCAATGTTTAGATATTTTAAAAAGAGATGATATAAAAAATGAATTTAAATTATTATTCAAGCCAGTAATAGATTTTATACTATATGAAATTAATCCATATATTTATCTAACAGTTGCATTAGTATTTATGATATTTGTGATGATTTTAGCAATATTAGTAATATTAATTATTTTGTTGCGTAATAAATCAATATTACAAAAAATATTTTAGTTATTATATATATAATGGGAAAGAGAACAACTAGACGCGGAGGATATTTAGGACAAATAATTAACCAAGGTATTGTTCCTTTTGGACTTTTAGGATTACAACAGACTTATCGTCGCAAAAAAAATGGAGGTAAGAAATCTCGTAAAAACAGGCGCAGAACAAATAGACGTCGTTAAATAAAATATTTTAACTCTTAACCTAATATATTTTATTCTCAGTAATCTATATAAATATGGGACGCTCAACTCATCGTAAAACCAAAAGAGGTGGTTCATCTTATAGTTCTGCTGCTAGTTATGGAGAATATGTAAATGGTACTCAAAATGCTCAATTTGATAGAGTATTTAGTGCATCGGGTCCTTATGCTAATATAAATAGTAACACTATTATCGGTGCACAAGGCCAAAATGCAGTACAACCAAATATGCCAAGTAGTCAAGACTTATCACTAATTCAAACTGCTGGTAAACGTGGTAAACGTGGTGGAGTTTGGGGGCAAGTAATTAACCAAGCTGTTGTCCCTGTTGCACTTTTAGGAATGCAACAAACATACCGCAAAAAACACGGAGGTAAGAAATCACGCAAAAATGGTAAGAAAACACGCAGTAGTCGCGGTAAAAAAACACGAAGACATTAAATAATTATAATATGTGTTTATAAGTTTTATTATAATTATTTTTTTAATTTTTTAATTTATAGAAGTTAATGAGTTTTGAAAATCAAATCCAACATTGGGTTTCACTTGATAATCAGATTAAAAAATTAAATGATCAGATTAAAGAACTGCGGGATACACGTAATAATCTTGAACAAAATATTATACAATATGCTTCCTCCAATAATCTCTCTAATTCTACTATCCAAATCAGCGATGGTAAATTAAAATTTGTTAATACAACTGTAACTGAATCATTAACATTTAAATATGTCGAAAAAACTTTAGGCGAAGTCATTAAAAATCAGTCTCAAGTTGAATTGATTATAAATCATTTAAAGCAAAAAAGAAGTGTTAAAAAAACTCCAGAAATAAAGCGGTATTCTAATAATTAAATTATATAACTATTTTATATGAGTTATCTCGATGCAAATGAATTAATATTTAATAATGATATAGAAAATGGAATACATACTGGCGGTTTTAGTGTTAATTCAATAATGATGAAAGAGGGGATATCACCAATTATGACAATTAATAATAATCAAAAAGGTGGTACTCAGTTAGTTTCAGACCTTTTTAATGATATGGCGGTACCAAATTGGGCACTTTCCTATCATAATAAAATGTTTGGGGGAGAATATAAAAATATTATTAGCGACAGTGATGATGATGATGATGATAAAGTTGTAAATGATGATTTACACGATAAGTTACTAGATTTAGTAAAACAGCACGATTTACAACAAACTAGACAAAGTAAAAAGAAAATTACTCGAAAAATGCAAAGTAAAAAAGGTGGTACGAAAAAAAGAAAAATAATATAATTATTATAATTATTATTATAATTATACTATATATGTTATTTAACATATGTGATAATTATAATAAAGAAGAAGAGGAAGAGGAAGAGGAAGATATTACAAAAAATGATATAAATGCTGAAAATGCAAAAAACGATGAAAACGAATGTTTTATATGTTATGAAACTAGTTTTGATAAAATTATCAAATTAAACAACCAATGTTTTTATTTTAAAACCTGCAAATGTGATGGATATATACATAAACAATGTCTTGATATTTGGTTTGACATTACAAATAAATGTCCTATTTGCAGAAATTTTATGAATAAAAATACAAATATTGAATCAAAAATTATTCATAACAACTATTCTATATTTATCGTTTATATTTTATGCAAACAAAATTTTTACAAAATTATAAGATTAATATTCGTTATAGTATTTTTTTATTATACATCTGAATATTATATAAATATATTCAAATATAAGTTTTTAAACAAAAACTACTTCATAAATGAATACCATTTAATCAACTATAATTGTTTACTAAATAATACCAATATAAATCAAGGTAAAGGTATTAATATTATAATTCACCCCATCTGTTTTGATTAAATGGAGATACTAATATATTATCTATATTATTTTTCCAAAAATTAACTCTCTTTTGGAATGCAATATCTTGTGTGGTTTCTGGGTATGCAGGAGTAGTATTCATTATTTCTTCCTCCTCATCTGTAATTTTAGGCTTATAACCATAACAATTTACACCGAATTTGACTTGTGGATTAGCTATATAACCTCCATTTATACCTGGTCTTCCACAGTCGTGTTCGTGACCTTTAATGGTTTGTAAATTATTAAACGTTTTCTGTTGGGTCGGAAATAGAGCCATTTGACCATCTGACCAACCATAATTACACCATTCGCCACCTTTTTTATATGCACTTTCTATTTGTTGATAATTTGCTAAATTCGAACCATATGCTTGACATAAAGCTTTGGCATTTTCATAATTATAATAATTACCTGGAATATTAAATACTTGTTTACGGAATTTAATTTCTGGAACAGGTGCAGGTTCTGGTTGATATGTAGTCTGGTCTACAACTATATCCACTTCAGCGTTAGGAGTAAAAAGTCCTTGGACATATGCTGTTACATTAATGCTAAAAAAATATTGGAAAGCATTTACTAAAATTAATACTACTAAAATAGCTACAATTATCACACCCATAATACTTCCATTTGAGTTAGTACTACCATCAGAATTTCCTAAAGAAGAAGGAGAGAAAACGTAATATGCTACTATTATCAAAAATATAATAATAAAAACCATTGGATTTAAAATAAAGGTATTTAAATAATTATACATATTTACAGGGTCTGTTGTTGTTGTTGTATTTACTACTTCCATATATATATATTAATGAATTGTTTTTTTATAAATATATATTTCTATCCTTTATTTATTAACTTTTCTATAAAATAAACAATATGCTTTTGGAGATACAATTGAATCAATTAATCCTACTTCGGATATGGATGTATCATTAAAATGATACCATTTTTTATTCGCATTTTTAACATAAGCTGTATAATGTCCTCCTAACACATTACCACTATGATTACATACGCCGTATAATTCATAATGATAACTTTCTTTTTTATAGCCAATTACATAGTTACTTAAATCAAGATCATCTATTGGAAATGATACTAATATTTGATTTTTTTGATTTCTTGAATTAAACCGCTTTAAATCAATAACTAATATATTGGGAAAAGACCAAAACTGTATTTTTTTCCTTATATTTATTTTTTCCTTTGTATCTTCATTGTACCAAGCATTTTCACCATCTAAAATTTCGCCTTCTACATAATAATTGAAACAGTCTATTAAATGAGGTGATTTATTATTTTGCGGGATTGGTAAATCAATCATAAAAAAAGGTTCAGGAGTTGTTTTAATTTTTTCATTTGTCTCTAATGCAGATATTTCTGACACGTGTACCCCATAAAATAAATTCCAAATTTCTGAATATTCTTTCGTATACATTGTTTTCACCATTTCAAAGCATTGAACTGCGATTTTATCCGTTTCATTTTCAACTTGCCCAGAGATTGTCATTTTTATTTCTCTCGACAGTGCAGTATGAAAACAATCTATTAAAAATAATAAAAACTCTGGTAAGTCATTTTGTGAAAAACCAGTAAACATATCCATCCCTTTCAAATGTGCTACTTTTTGTACAGTTTTTATGAATTTACCTGGCGCTATTATACAATTATTTTCCCATAATATTTTTCTTAAATTATCCCATTCTAACAAAAGAGCAGACTCATATTTATTATTTAATTTTTTTTTATAATTTTCATCTTCTAAAATTGTATTTAATTCATATGTGTGAGATAAAACTTGTACACACGAATTTATAAAACACGTATTACCTAGATTACCCAAACCACTTAATCCTTTATCTTTATATTTATTAATATCCATATTTACTATTATTAATTAAATAATATAATACATTTAAACATATTTAATAATATATATAATTATGAGTCATTATAGAAATAATTCTAATAGTTCTAACATAAATGATGAAAGACGAATATTATTAAATATTTTAAATAAAATGTATAATGATAATCATAGACAGATTAATTTATTATATCAAAGTAATAATGAGATAAGAAGTATGCTTTATAGTTTATACGATAATAATAATAATAATAATAATTTAAGAAGTCATAGTAGACAAAATCCAAATATTTCAAGTAGACAAAATACTAATACTTCTAGAAATATCACATCGCAAACAACTACTACAAATAGTCTAGGACGTATTTATCTAAATGATATACCTTATATTATAGATAGTTATCAAGAATATTACATACCTAATAATAATCCTAATTTGGCAGAGAGAAGAGGTGCGAGAAGAAATACAAGAGTTGCAACAAATAATCCCAATAGTCAAATTAATAATTTTTTTGACCCAGTTGAGGTATTCCCTACGTCTTCACAAATTGAAATTGCTACTCGTTGTGTAATGTATTGTGATATAGTTTCGCCTAGAAATGTCCAATGCCCTATTTCTCTAGAAAATTTCAACGATAATGATACTGTAAGTGTAATACGATATTGCGGTCATATATTTAATACAGAACAATTAAATACTTGGTTTCGGTCTAACTGTAGATGTCCTATATGTAGATATGATGTTCGTAGTTATAATTCAAATAGTTCTCCACAAACATCATCTGTTGAACAAACGAATGAAGAATCAAATCAAGAATCAAATCAAGAATCAAATCAAGAAACAAATAGTAATAATGTTTCTAATAATTTTTCTCAACAAGTGAATGAAGAGAGAAGTAATACATTTGATACAATTTTGAACATATTAACTAGTAGTTTATCTCAAGACCAACTACTTGGAATGCAAGACAGCTCTGCAAATTTAATATATGATTCATCTGATCCTAATGCTATTAGGAATTTAATTAATGTTTTAAATAGGTACACTTATAATTAATACAAAGAATATATAAAGACAAAACCTGAATACAGTTTAATGTCTATCACACGACCACGTGTTGCGAAAATAAACAATGAAGAAAATAACCAAGAAAATTTATTATATAAAGAAGAAATGAGAGAAATCCAAGATAATGCAGTAAGTAATTGTAAACCATTTTTCGATATTTTTATGGAAAGTAGTTATTATTTTATTTATAATAGTGCTAGGTATATTTACATCGCTATCAAAATTACAATTCAAATTTCTGGTATATATATTATGTGGATTGTTTTACATTTTGCAGCTGCCCATTTATATACAACATTATGTGTACCAAATAATATTATTGGGTTATTTATGTCACCTTTTTTAACAGCTACACCTCATTGTCAAGGATTACGATGGATTATTTATAATGCGGCTAATGTAATAAATAATATGTGGTTAGTCTTAGGCGCGTGGATATGTTCTACACTTTTAGTGATAAATAGAGATAGCCCTAATGATAAATAGGTGTTAAATATATTATAAATTGATTTAAAGATAAAGGATATTATATATATATACATAATGCAAACATATAAGCGAAATGGAAATAAATGGTCTGTAAATGAATTGTTACAATTACAAAGAGAATATGAATTATTAGAATTATCTATACAAGACATCGCAGTTAAACATCAACGAACTGTTCAATCTATTTTATATAAATTAGAAGCTGAAGGGTTTATTGAATCTTGGAATGAAGCGCGCGGATTAAATGAATGGCGTAGCGAAAACAAATATGACGAATCTCAAGATGAAGATAATGAGGATGAAGAACAACTTACAGAGAATAATAATGATGATGCAACTGATGCAATATCCGAAATTGATGATTTGACAGAACGTGTTTGGAGTTTGGAAACATCTGTGGGAGAAATTCGAACAATGGTAAAACAAATGTTTGATAAGATGGTGGAAACTAAAACGAATACAAAAAAGAGAAGAAAGTTGCGAACATATTAGATATCCTAATGAGAAAAATGTGACAAATACAATTATATAGTTATTATTATTTTTAATTAATAATAATTATAAAATACTTAAAAGCAAATATATTTATTATTTATAATGTTCATTAATCTTGGTTTGTTTCTTCTATTCTGCTGCAACGTTAATAGTTATTATTTTAATGGTTTCACTAAACCACTTGGGTATTTCGATCCTCTTGGATTTTCAAAAAATAAACCAGAAAACGAATTGATTAAACTTCGTGAATCAGAACTAAAGCACTCTAGATGGGCTATGGTATCCGCTGTAGCAATACCTATAACTGAACTAGTTACTCATCAACAAGCGATTCACGTTTTAGACAACGCAAATATGTTTACTTTAATTACATTTACTACTTTTGTTGGTGTATACGAATTTCAATCTATATTATTGGGTTGGGAAAATCCATTTACAAATTCGTCCAAATTTTTTGTAATGAAAAACGATTATAACCCTGGAGATCTAGGGTTTAATTTGAAACGTTCATTTTTTGGAAAAGATGAAACATTTATGTTAAATGCCGAACTTAATAACGGACGACTTGCTATGATTGGATCACTCGGAATGATTGTTCAAGAATTAGTTTCAAACCAACCTATTTTTTAGGATTATTTTACACAAGTTAACGTTAAAAAACACTTTCTATTTATCTATTATTGATTAACATAATAGATAAATAATATAAAAAAATATAAATATTAGAATATAAATGAAAATTGAATATCTACAAACACTTAAAAAACTATTTGTTATATACTTTACCGCTTTTCCATATCATCTTTATAATATTTCAAACCAAGATAGTAATTTTGCTTTGGTTGGTGTAAGTTACACATTAATATACGCTCAACAAAAATTTTGGTTTGCAAATATTTGTTCTATAATTTTTATTCACAATATTAAAAATATTGATTATTTTTATTTCAATATCGCTATTTTGATTTTGAGTATTTCTCTATATATAAACTCATTTTCTAAAGTAATATATGCAATTAAATATGTATAAAAAGCTATAAATAAAAAATCAATTTGTTTTTATTTATATAATCATTTTAAAATTCAATAACTTATTATAAAGAAATACAAGTATATTTATGAGATGATATAGATAAATTATTATAACCAACAAAATTATTGCAAATTTTACATATATATTTTTGTTTTTTAAATCGTTTATTTATTTTATATAGTTTTTCAATTATATTTTCAATTTTAAGGTAATTTGTATTTATTAATGATTGTTTAATATTTAAAAAATTATGATAGTTATTTTTAGATATATTAAAATTTAACGTATCGAAATTATTATTATTAGAATTAGATTCTATAATATTCAATAAATATTGATTTATCTTTTGTTGTTCAATATTTATATTTTCTTGTATTTTCATATTCAACTTTATTAAATTCGTTTCTGTATATAAATTTGTTATTGAATAATGATATGGATTTATTTTTTGTTCTTCTAATTTAACATATTTTTTTTCAAACTCCTTAAAATTATTATATTTTTTATATCCAAATATTTTAAAATCTATTTTAAAAAAATTATTTACAAAATTAAATGTTTCTTCATTATAAACGTTTATTATGTTTTTTATTTTAGAAAATTCTTCTGTAGAATTTAATTTAATATTATTAAAAATATAATTAACGTGTTTTATTTCCTTTATTCCTATATAAAATAGAATATTTATAAATTCATTATTTAAATTTTCCATTTTACCAATATAATGAATATTTAATTTATCTGAAAAATCTATTAGCTGGTCATACTGAGTAATAAAACTATGAAAAAATGCAATATTATTTATATTTTTATAATTTTGTACAAAAACATTAAAATCAGTATAAAAATCTTTATTTTCACTTGAATTTCTTATTTTTTGTAGATTATTTCCTAATAAATTTTTATATAAATAAGAATATGCGGAAAATAATCTTTCATATGGATTACGTACAAATGTAAATGTAAAATAATTTTTAAATAAATCAATATTAACATCTTGATGACTTAAAAAATAACGTAGTTTACCTAATTTTCTTATAGTATGCTTATCAGTATCTTCTTCAAAATTAATGTTTGTATTTTCATCAAAAAAATTTGAATAATTATTATGTAAATTATTTGTTATACATTCAAAACCGTAAAATTCACATAATATATTACGTATATAAACTCCTCCACATTTTGGATTATGAATATATATAGCTTTTAATTCATGATTTATAAATACCATAATCTTTTTATAATATAATTTTTATACTGTTATAACTCTAATATATCTATTTTTTATCAAAGAATTTTGTTAGACTTTGTACGCGATTTTTTTCATTATTTGTTTCTCTCAAATACTCATCAAATAACAATGCTTTCACTTCTTTATTTTTTAATTGTTCTAATTTAGTTTCGAATTTTTCCTCATCGTCCATACTTTTACGAAGTAAATCTATCTCTTTTTGAAATTTTTTACCTTTGGTAAGTGCCTTACCTTGCATTTCCCATATTTTCTCTAAAACTAATGCAAATACTTGCTGTACTGGTTTCATAATTTGATTTGTAATATAAAACGAATAATCTATTTTAATATTATTTTCTGTAATAAAAGATGGTGTTTCTATTTTTTCTCCTTGTAATGCTTTCTTATCATTACTTGCAATATAAACAAATGGTATACGGTCTCCTGGTCCTGGCTTACTACCTGGGTCTCTTGCGGTAATTCTATCTGCTAACACTTTATGTGCAATAGATTTTGGATTTTTATAACCAGAACGCAAAGATTTCGTTATAATTAGTTTATCCATTGCATATTTTTCATTTACAATATTCTGTAAACACGATTTTAAAAATTCAATTGCTTCTTTTATATTCTGCTTTTTCATTAAAATATCAATAATACCTCCATATATATCTTTTACAATTGGTGCATTATCACGTCGTTTTAACACAATTCCCATTTCTTTTCTTTTTCCCTTATTCGGATCAGTTTCATACAACATACCTACATATCTCTTTTTTGACAATAAACAAAATGGCATAAATGTTTTTTCATACTCTAAATCGTGTGGACCTTTTAAGAATTGAGATGCTAAATGAGCCGCTTCTTGAGCAATTTCAATTGTAATTTCTAATGCATCTTTACCTCGAATTGGAGTACCATCTGGTTTTTGCAGGTTAAATGTAAAGAATACAGAATCCGTGTCACCATATATGTACTCGGCTTTTGTTAATACCGGTCCAAATTTCTCTGTCTCGCACAATTTATTTCCATAACATTCTTCAATCACTCTTTTCGCATAAGTCAACAATTTTCTACCTGTTGCTGTAGTACAAGCAGCAATATCTTTTTCATAAAATGTACTTGTTTTGGCACCACACTGCCCATAAAGTGAATTTGCAGTTACTTTATAACCTAACTGACGCTGGTCTAATACATTTTTCATAAACTCATCCTTTTCTAACGGTATCATCTTTCTTGTGTCTTTTCTTGCTTTTAACAATTCCTTTAAAATAGAAGGCATAATTGCTTCTCCAACACCATTCGAATCTGGTTGTACAAATCTACAAACTTTATATCCACATCTTATTTTTTCAGCAGCCGCTTTTGGATTTTTTCTATGATATTTGTATGTATCATAGGTAATATCGACATATTCATAACCGTCTAAATTATCATATATATAATTTCCTAATTCATCTTTTTCACCCCATTCCTCAATTAAATTACCAGCTAAATCGTATTCTCTTGTCCATACCTTACTATCGTGTGATAAATTTTCACTAATCATTGAACTCGGATAGAGAGAAGCATAATCTACACAAGCAACCGGATTATCTAAATACAAATCACATTTAGGTTCTAATACAATTGCACCTTCATAACCATCATCTAAACTTCCTTTTTCCATTACAGGAAGCAATGTTCTTTTTTCTCTACACTTCTTCGCTACATAACTAGTTAATTTAATACCTTGACCTCTCATTACAAGGAAATTAATTGGCACACTACAAATTTTTGCCATTTCTATAAAACCAGTCAATATATCCGATTTATTAAATAGATAGTGGACTAAATTACAATCTTGAATACAATATTTCGCGATAACAGCTCTATCATCTGCAGTACCATTTGTCATTCTAAATATATCCTTTGGAGTTACATCATCTTTTGCTAAACACCAACGCACTTTTTTGTTTAAATCTGGATTTACTATTCCCGCAATTTTAAAACTATTATTTTCTTTATTTACTTCTATCACTGAATATTTTGCACCCTCTGCATAATAATCAACTGAATGACCTATTTCTTCAAAATGTATATAACTTCCTAATAATAATCCTGTCATATTGGATGTTTTTATTTCAGACTGTTCATCATCTGTATTATGTGTTATACTTTTTATAAAATCTCCTATAAAATTACCTGCTACATAGTCTAATTTATAGGATATCAAATTCGCTTCACGTCGATAAAAGTTATATAAATCCACTTGTAATCTGCCATTAATTTTAATAAATCGTAAATCGTGCTGACCACTTGCAATCTGAATACTACTTTCTTCAATCTTATATTTACCTGTGTCTTTGTCTTTGGTACCGCATATTTCTTCTTTATTTCTGGATAATTGTAAGAATTCTTCCACACAACCATTCTCCTCAGCTCTTCTAAACATAAATTCATAATCAAAACCAAATATATTATAACCAATAATTATATCTGGATTTTCTGTTTGAACCAACTTCTGCCACGCTAATAATACATCTTTTTCTGTATTATACGATTCTATTATAGTATTATCCATTGGTAGTTTGCTACACGTATTTAAAACAATACAATGATTCATATAAGGATCTTTCTCACCATAATTCATAAATGTGGAACCAATAAATGTTACTTTATCACCTTCTAGCTTTGGAAATTGTGAATTTAAAGAAACATTTATTTCATTTAATTTTGCATCTCGTTCTATTTTATTATCACATAACAAATCAACAATGGTTGCTTTTTTATCAATAGTAGTCTTAATATGAGACTTATAATTATTTTCCTCTTCGTCTTCATCAGCCCCCATTTTTTCAAATAGTGATTCTAATGTAGTAACTTCATTAAATGCAGATGTTTTTTCATAATTACGAATAGGTGTAGTTAACCATTTATCACATATTGAAACTAATGTGTCTTTTGATTCTGGTTTTTTTTTTGGATAAACTATATCAATTTCAACCATATTATCATAACCAAACGCAGATAATATTATTCTTTTTAATAATTGCTTACATAAATCATTTGTCATATTTATTTCTAATTTTTCAAAATATTCTAATATATTTGTTGCTAATTTTTTGTATGATTTAATAGGCACAGGAAAATCACCGTGACTACTACTAGCTTCTATATCAAAACTCATTATTTTATATGGTACTCTGGTTTCAATGTTATTTAGTGGAATTATATTATTATAATTTATAGAAAATTCAAAATCACAATTTGTATTTTTATATTCTGATTTAATTTCAATTGTTTTTTTCTTTGGTAAAGCTATCCAACCGGATGGACTTATATCTTTAATGTGAAAGAATCTTAACAAGGGTGGGATATTTGCTTCATATAGTTTTATATATGTATTATTGAAGAAATAACCTTCTTCTCCATCTTTATTTGTAATTAATTTATGTCCGTGGTGATAGTCTGTATACCACAAATTTTTAACTTTATTGAATGCACTAAAATTAATAAATTCTAATCTAATAAATTTATGCTCTTTTCCACCATCAAATCCATATAATTTTTTACGTTTAATAATTTTACATTCTGTTATGGAATCTTTGTAATAGTTTCCAATTTTTGATTTAATGTGAGCTAGAAATTGTTCTTTCATTTCTTTTGTCCATTTATCATTAACCATTACATAAAAGAATGGACGATAATCTTCCGCAAGAATAGAACAAGTTTTTCCTTTTTCATCAACACCAAATATTTGTATCATAAATTTTGTATTATCTTTATATGTATTATTATGCTCATCATCAGATGATTCTTTTGCATTTTCCTTACCGTTATATACATTAAAATCGAATATTCTGAATATATGTTCCATATTAATTTATTATATTAGTTTATGTTTATGTCTATTTCATTTCCGTAAATTTAATTCAATTTTATTCATTTAAAAATATATTGAATATAAACTATATAAATGAGTAAAAACCCCATTCAGGCTATAGCAGTATTTAATGATACAATTAAAGGTACCGTAAGGTTTACGGAGGATATAAATAATAATCAAGTGTTAATTGATGTTAATCTAGTTGGATTAAAATCAAATGGTTTACACGGATTTCACGTTCACGAAGCAGGTGATTTAACAGATAAATGTACTAGTATGTGTGCACATTTTAATCCTTATGGGAAAACACACGGTTGTCCAGGTACAAGAGAGAGACACGTTGGAGACTTAGGTAATTTACGTACAAATAGTAAAGGTGAAGCTAAATATACCTTTTATGATAATATGATTAAATTAAGAGGTACAAAAGCAAATATAATAGGTAGAGGATTAATTATACACGCTGATGAAGATGACTGTGGTAAAGGTGGAAATACAGAAAGCTTAAAAACTGGAAATGCCGGAAAACGCATTGCGTGTGCTGTCATTGGTTATTCTAAGGAAAACTTCAATTAAGATATTTATTATTGCGACCATATTTGCAATATTGTTTTTGAGAGAACCCTTTTGGGGACCTACAATTTATACTACGTTTATATTTGTTGGACCATTTTCTGGTTTTTTGTTTTCTGGTTCGATTATTTATTGTTTTTTTACCACCTTTTTTATTATATTGTTTATTATCTTTTGTTTTCAGATTGATCCATTCTACAAAAGAATCAATGGTTCTCTCTTTATTATCAATGGAACTATCTTCATAATTTTCTACTTCTGTTCCACCATTTGTGATATATCTCATTGTAGGAAATGCACTAGGTTCTCTTATTCCTTTTAATTTATCAGACAAAGTTTGGTCTATATCTACTATGACAATGTTATTATTATTTTTTGTATTTTTCAAAACATTTTTTAATTTTTCCCATTCAGGTCTTGTAGCATTACACGGACCGCAACCTTCCATATAAAAAAGAATAAATATTTGTATATCTTTATCGTGTACCATTGAATTTAACTTATCTATTAATGTTTTTCCGTTTTTATCTTTTACATCATAATTTTTCACATTAATAGTTATAAATACCATTATAATAAATAAACAGAAAATAAAGAGAAAATATTAAATAATTCTATTCACAATTTTATCCTCATTAAATATATAATGACTATACTAACTTTATTATTTATTATAGTATTTTTAATTGGACTCTTTTTTTACGCAAAATGTAGTAATCCTAAATACTCAGAAGGTTTAACGAATAACAGTAGTCAAGAACGTAGATGTCCAAATTTATTAATACAAAAAGGTTCTAGGTTTTATTTATATAATTCAAAGTTAGCACAAGTACCAGGAGTGAATCCTGTTGAGTTTGCTAATTTAGAAGATTACACGGAATTTTTAGATTGGCAAAGAAGTCAAGGAATTCGATGTCCTGTCTTATATTTACAAGAAACTTATGATGCCCAAGGTAACCGAGTATATAAGTCGCGACCGAGTGTTTCTGAGCCGCAAGCAGGATTACCACCAAGTATTGCAAGTTCGTCAGGAAATATGATAATGGAAAGTTCATTAGGAAATCCGAATGCATTGGCTTATCCAAATCCAACCCTTTTAGTAGATGCTACACGAAATGACCCACCGTATAATCATAATTCATATCCTGCATATGATAATACTGATTATTATGTTGGTACAACTACACCATTAGATGTGATGAATAATAAAGCAATTTCACCGACAAGTGGACCTAGTCCTAACGCTATGGCAGATAACTGGGGAGGAGCAGCTTATACTAAGAATCTAGTGGACCAAGGATATTATAAAGAAAATGAAGTACAAATCTATGTACCATAAAATATTATACTTTTAACATTTATTTTATAATGCCGAATTAATTTATAAAAATACTTAAAAGTAACGATACTTATTATATATTATATTATGAATAAATATATAATAACTATGATAAAAAATATATTTTCAAAAGAATTACCGAAACCGATGGGTAGATGGAGAATTGAACATAGTAATATACAAATTAACAATAAAATAGATTTATCAAATGAAGACCATTGTGGCCCTTGTGGACAATATGCGAAAAACCAAATTGAAAAGAAACAAACCAAGGATGTTAATAAAGACCCAAATAATTTTTATTTAGAAAAACCCAAATAATTTTTAATTATTTCTCGGCGACGTGCTGAAAAAAAATAGAAGATACTATTAAACAAACGTTAGATGATAAAAATATACCAGATGATATAATTAATAATATAAATAGTTATCGTTAATAGTATGTTTACAAGAAGAATAAGACACGAAAAATCAAGAAGAACTATTTATGACTGGTTCTCATTTCGCCAACTTCGTAATGAACTTATGAAAATGAGAAAAGGTGTAAATAAAAATAATACTATGATTTAATATTATTATTTTTATTATTATTTAATTTTAAGCAGTATTATCTATAAATTTCATAACACTATTAAGTGCTGTTTTTGCTTGTCCCATTTGTGATAGTTTTAATAAAGTTTCTCCTGGACTATCTTTATTAATAGATAGTGCCGTTTGTAACATTAAATTATTGATTAAATCATCTAAATTTAATATGACAGTTTCATAGTCACTTCTATATTTACTAATTAAAAGGGTATCTTGTAGTTTAATTGTTTTTGCTTTAATAATTGCTCCATAGTTAGCTGCATTACCTGCAACACCTGTACCTGTATTTTGTATATCATTACCGGATGCATCTGTCATACCTTCTTTAAAATTTAAATTTCTAAATATGATATATACTAGACAACAAATACCTAAAAATATAAATAAATTCATTAACTCGTTTTTCATTTATATAATATACTTTTATTTTTTCAATAAAAATTTTACTATATTCTCTATACTGGTTTTTGTTATTTTTCTTGTCTGACCTTTTGAATTCGTATATGTTGTATCTTGTAAGCATTTTGGATTTACTTCTAATTCTTTTATTAAAAATGTTAATGACTTAAATTTATTAATTATTGCTTGTGATGTTACTGAACTAATACCAGGTATTTGGCATAACATAATTTCATCAATGTTGTCTATAGTTATATTTTCCTTTTTTACTTTTTTAATAACACTAATATAATCTTTATCAGATGGTTCTTGTAATTGTATTTCTTCCTCTACAACTGCAGAGTTTTCTGTATTTTCGCCTCCATCTCCACCTCCACCTTTAATTTCAGTTACAACTTCTTTTGAATAGTTGTAATATCCTTTTTTACCAGATCCAATATCTTTTTCTAACTTGTAAACCATATTACATAAAATTAGGGCAGATTCTTCCATAGTAAATGACCTGAAAACAGAGAATCCTTTAAAGTAATTTAGAGAAAACATAGCTGAATATGCTGTAAGTTTTTCAATATTATTATCTTTAAAACGATTTACTCTATTTACATCCCCTTCAATGAGATAAATAATATTGTGATTATGATGATTGGAACCATTTAGCCTATAAGATTGCTCCTCATAACGTGAATCTTTAATACTAGCGAGTAAGTCATTAATAGTTTTTCTCTCTATAATGAGTTTATCTTCTTTTTCATCAGCAATAATAAAGTCTCCTAATGGTAGTGATTCTGTAACTACCTTTATTTTGCTAAATATAGGGATTGTTTGTACCAGTTTATTTATATGCGATAAAAGCTCGTTTTCTCTAACATCAACCTTAAGAAACATTAGTTATTAAATAATTTAATATTATCTTATTAAATCATTTTATTGTAATATAAATAATTTATATAATCCATCCATAAAGAGATTAACAATTTTAACCCATATTTCCACCGTGTGTAGCACGGTATCCATATTTTTGTGTTTGGATTGTTCTGTTAGGAATACAGAATTTTGGAATAGTTTGAGGAGCTCCAATCAACATAGGATTAGAACTCATAAACCAACCGACAGTAGGAGCCAGACCGGCTTTTTTTAAGCCACCACATACGTTTGTACGATTACAGATTGATGCTGCATTACGAGCTGATTTAGAACCAGACATATAAACCATTTTTATATACTACAAAAATATTTTAATTTTTGTATAGAAATTTAATCTAAATATTTAAAAATAAAACCTCCTGCTTTGTTTTGTTTTTTATATAAAACAGCCTTAATACTACTATAACAAATATTCAATTCTTTGCTTGCCTCTTTAATCGCAGCAAATGTTTTAATTTCATTCATTTCTGAATCACACTGAATAATTTTCCTTTTATTACCTTTTGTTAATCCGATTTTATGATTATGTAAATTATTTTCAGAGGACGTAACCCATTCTAAATTACAAGAAGAGTTATTAGTTTTATTTCCGTCGATATGATTCACAAAAGGTTTGTTTTCTAAATTATTAATAAATGTTTGTGCAACTAATCTATGTAAAGCATACTTGTTTATATTTACTCTTACATAAATATATCCTGTATGATGTGGTTTATAATCACCCATAATAACATTTTTTTTATTTTTAAATCTTCCTAAAGTGGAAACACAATAGTCTTCTATTTTCTGGTTATCAATAACAACTTCTCTCCATTCTTCATTATCTAAATTTTTATTTTCTATTTTTTCCCACTTGAAACCGAAAGATGATTTATAAATTCCTCTTATAGAACAACTTATAGAACTTCTTGCTGAATGTAAATTTGTCGTTAAATTTTGGGAAATAACCCATTTGGCTCCATCTTCAATTGAATTATACTTTTCTAATATATCATTTGTATTTGGATTTATCCTATAAATTTCTAAATTCTGATTGGTTGTTTGTGTTACTCCATTACTTCTGTGAATACTATTTTCTTTATTTGTAACCCATTCAAGATTATTTACATTATTATTTAAACTATTTTTATCTTTATGATTTACTTGAGGGTTATTATCTATGTTTTGAATAAAAGTTTGTGCTAGTAATCTATGTATATAATATGTGTTTAATTTAGATTTTTTACTTAATCCAACACAATAATAACCTCCTCTATTATATGCTTTTAATACTCTATTCGTTTTACAATTACGAACATTTCCCAAATTACTTACTTCATAATTTTCATAGTCCTCTATTTGTTTCCAGGTTTCACTCTCTGACATAGATATTATTATAGATATGTCTTTATATTCAAATAATTTATATATATTCAAACAATATAAAGCGTTTATAACATATTATTTATACAATGTATGAAACCAAAATTGGTCACGATGAAGATATTATCAAAACAGAAGAAGGACTTATATTTAACCCATATAATCCGTTAAATGCAAAGATTACATTGTGCGAAGTACAATCTATTCTTGATAAATATAATATACCTCCTCTCGTGCATAACATAGCATTATATGAGCGCGCATTTGTACATAAATCTTATACTAAACGTCCCCAATATGAAAATACATTGCAAAATATTACTATTGTCGAAAAACCAAATGATTGTATGCCTTTGAGTAGTAAATCAAATGAACGTTTAGAATTTTTAGGTGACGGTGTTTTAGAATGCGTAACAAAGTACTATTTATATCGACGATTCCCTAAAGAAAATGAGGGTTTTATGACAGAAAAAAAAATTGCTATTGTTAAGAATGAAGCTATTGGTAAAATTGCACTTGAAATGGGATTATATAAATGGTTAATTCTCTCTAAACACGCGGAAGAAAAAAAAATTCGTACTAATCTTAAAAAATTAGGTTGTTTATTTGAAGCCTTTATTGGTGCACTTTTTTTGGATTTTAATAAAATTACTGTGAAAGATGAAGAAAACTGGTTTCAACATATGTTTGTTACTGGTCCTGGTTTTCAAATGGCGCAAAAATTCATTGAAAATGTTTTTGAACATCATATTGATTGGATTGCACTTATTCAAAATGATGATAACTATAAAAATATACTACAAGTTAAAGTTCAAAAAGAATTCAAAGTTACCCCACATTATTTAGAAATTGAACACGACCCTGAATTAGGTTATAAAATGGGAGTATATTTATGTTTAGGTCAACAAATACATACATTATGCCATAATGATTCTGTTGATATTTCTTTTTTTAAAACATTCAAGTCTATACAAGAATATCTTGCAGAAACAAATAAAGCATTTATATTTATGGGTGAAGGACAACATAAAATTAAACGTAAAGCAGAACAAATCGCTTGTAATGAAGCATTAACTTTTATTAACGCACATAGTATACAAAATGATGACAATATTCTGGATGTATAAATATAAATATAAATATTATAATTCATTTTGTCAATACATAAAATATAAAAAAGTTTTATATATGGATTATATAAGCAATGAATCCTTTAGCGTCATTAAAACAAAAATTAATGATAAAACCAACAGTAGAAGAGAGAGAAAGAGTTGCTGTAATAATTAAAGGTGAGCCAAAACCTAGAAAAACAACTATAAAAATAGAACAACAAGAAACTCAAGTAAAAGAGGAAGGTGAAATATCAGAACAAGAACAAGGTGAAGAAGATGAATCTAAAAAACGAGTTATTACTGCACCTCTTATTGTTGATGAAACACAAAGAGGATATGATCGTGAGGCACTATTTAAAAAATTAAAAGAAAATAAATTAACTAAAGTTACATTACAACCTATAATTGAGTCTAAAATACTACAAGAACAATTGACTAAAACACTTCCTATTACTAGTATTAAAAAAGCTAAAAAATTAGAACTTTCAAAACCTTTAATAATTGAAGAAGAAGAGGAAGAAGAAGAGAAAGAGAAAGAGAAAGAACCAGAATCACCAGATGAGTTTATTATGAAACCTAAAAAGAAGGTTAATTTAGTAATTGAGGGTGAAGAAGAAGAGAGAGAGAAAGAAAAAGAACAAGAAATAATACCTATTACAGTACCTAAAAATAAACCTAGAAAAACATCTAAAGTACAAAAAGGTATTGCCGTTTTAGGACCTGAATCAGTCATTACCATTGGTGATACAGATATTACTTCTCGGTTACCAAAAAGAACACCTCCTATTAATATTAAAGTTTCAAGTTATTATATGAATAATAGAGAGATATTTGTTAATTTTATTAATTCACTTTTTGAACCATATAAAAAAGAACTTCAAGAAAATAAGGAAAATATTTCTTGCGATGATATTGGACAAAAAAGTACAAATTTCTCTCTTTTAACTCATCAAAAGATTGTTAGAGATTATATGAATCTTTATACACCATATAGAGGTCTTCTACTGTATCACGGTTTAGGATCAGGGAAAACTGCAACTTCTATTGCAATTGCTGAAGGGATGAAAGATTCTAAACGTATTATTATTATGACACCTGCTTCATTACGTGCTAATTATATTGAAGAACTTAAAAAAGCAGGAGACCTATTTTATAAAAGAAATCAATATTGGGAATGGATTTCTACCGTTGAACATCCAGAAGCGAGTGATACTATGTCTGCTGTATTAAATTTACCACGCGAATATATACATAGACACGGTGGTGCTTGGTTTATTAATATACAAAAAAAACCAAATTTTGATGAACTTAGCGATCTAGATAAAAGGTCATTAGATGAACAATTAAATGAAATGATTAACCAAAAATATCTATTTATTAACTATAACGGGTTACGTACTCAACGATTAGAAGAATTGACGGCTGGATATACTCGTAATATTTTTGATAATTCAGTGGTAATTATAGATGAAGCACATAATTTAATTAGTAGAATTGTAAATAAAATTAAAAAGGAAAAACCCATTTCAGAATCAAAAAAAGGAGAGAAAGAGACTCTTCCTATAAGTTTGTCTATGAAATTATATGAATTTTTATTAAGTGCAAAAAATGCACGCATTGTTTTATTATCTGGTACTCCTGTAATTAATTACCCGAATGAATTTGGAATACTTTTTAATATTTTAAGAGGCTATATAAAAACATGGAAAATACCATTAAACGTAAAGACCAACAAAAAAATCGATACATTTGCACTGCAAAATATGTTACTTGGTGAGAAATCTCTTGATTATATCGAATACTCTCCTTCTAGTAAAATACTTACTATTACTAGAAACCCATTTGGATTCAAAAATAAAATTAAAAAAGATTCCGGATATCAAGGTGTAAGTAATATTAAAAAAGATGAAAAAGGAAATGTTGATTTAGATGATGAGTTTTCTACAGATAATGATTTTGAACGAAAAATAATTAGTATTTTGAGACGCAATGAGATAGATGTTATACCAGATGGAATTGAAATTAAACATCGCAAAGCTCTACCGGATGACTTAGACGGTTTTTTAAATAGATATGTAAATGATAATGATAAAAGTGTTAAAAATATGGATGCGTTAAAACGACGTATTTTAGGTTTATCATCATATTTTCGCAGTGCACAAGAAAATCTATTACCAAAATATAGTAAAACGCTTGGAGTAGATTATCATATTATTCGCATACCAATGAGTAATTTTCAATTTAAAATATATGAATCCGCAAGACACGAAGAGAGAAAAACAGAAAAACCAAAAAAAGCACCGGGACCAGATGATCTTTTTAAAGATTCTTCTTCTACTTATCGCATATTTTCTCGTTTGTATTGTAATTATGTGATGCCAGAAAGACCATTGCCAATCGCAAGAAAAAAGAAGGAAGAAGACGACAAAAATGGTGATAATTTAGAACGATTATTAAAGGAGTCACAAAAGGATGAGAATAATCAAGATATAGGTGATGGAAGAGAGGGTGAAGTAGAAGGAGATGAAATTCTAGATAAAATTGGTGGGAATGATTATAAAGAGAGAATAGAGTTAGCGCTTAAAAATATTGAAAATAATTCTAATGATTTTTTAAGTCACGAAGCACTCCAAACATATAGTCCAAAATTTTTAAATATTCTGGAAAATATTCAAGACCCAGAATATATAGGTTTACATTTAGTTTATAGTCAATTTAGAACTATTGAAGGTATAGGTATATTTAGTTTGGTGTTAGATTACAATGGTTTCACCAGATTTAAAATTACGAAAAATTCAGCAGGAGTTTGGGTAATTGATATTCCAGAATCAAAAAGAGGAAAACCTACTTATGCATTATATACTGGAACTGAGACCTCAGAAGAAAAAGAAATAATTCGACATATTTATAACGGTGAATGGGATGATATCCCTCAAAATATTGCATCTGAGTTGAAAAAAATTGCAAATAATAATAACACTGGTGAAATTATTAAAGTATTTATGATTACATCATCTGGGTCCGAAGGTATTAATTTAAGAAATACACGTTATGTACATATTATGGAACCATATTGGCATCCTGTACGCACAGAACAAGTTATTGGACGTGCGCGTCGTATTTGTAGTCATAAAGCATTACCACAAGCTTTACAAACGGTTGAAGTATTCGTATATTTAATGATATTTTCACCAGAACAATTAAAATCTGATGAAGCTATAGAATTAAAACGTAAAGATTTAAGTAAAAGTCTACCTAAAGTGCCTTTAACTAGTGACCAGTTCTTATATGAAATTTCCGAAATTAAAGCAAACCTAACTTTACAACTTACAGATGCAATTAAAGAATCCGCATTTGATTGTTATATATATTCTAATGGTAAATGTGTTAATTTTGGAGACCCTACTAATACTAAATTTGCATCCGTTCCTGATTATGCTGAACAACAAAATGATATTACTGTACAAGCTAATAAAATGGCAATTGAATGGACAGGAAAGCCAGTAACATTAAATGGGATAACATATGTTTATCGCAGAATCAATAAAAAAATGTTATATATTTATGACAAAGATAGTTATGAAGCCGCTTTAAAAGACCCTACATTAATTCCATTACAAATTGGTACATTAGAAACAAATGAACACGGTGAACAAGTTTTTAAACAATTAGTAACATAAAGAGATAACGGCTTCTATCATAGTTTTATCATCTTCTGCCATAGAATAATAAAAACCACAAACATCATAATAATTTGATAATGTTTTTTGGTGTATTTTCTCAACAATATATTTTGAAAAAATTTTGATGTTTTTTAATACAAATTCTGTTTTTTTATATTCATTTGATAATAATATTCTTAAAGCGGTATTTCTTACCATTAAAGGATAATTATTATTATTATTTACAGAATTAACCAATCCAATCAAATTAACTGCAATAAATAATAAAATGAAATTCATATTTTAATATATCAGTATATTTATTTATATTTATTAATAAATATAATATTAATATAATCAATTTTATTATTTATTTTATTTAGATTGTAATATATTAAGTATTAAGTTAACTCTATCGTTCAGTATTTTAATTTGATTTTCTAAATTATTTAATTTGTTTTCACTTAAATTATTTAATTCAGATCTCCCATTTGTTAATACGTTTGAATTTTCATTACTTATTTTTTTTAATTTTTTAAAAATAGTATCCTCCATTATTTTATCGTTTTCTTGATATTCTCTCGTTTCATTAAAACCCCATGATACATTTTTTTTATTAATTGAAACATCCTCATTTATATCAGTGTCTGTATCTACATTTGTTGTAACTGTATTTTTTTCATTTTTAATCGATGTTTCTTGAGATTGTAACCAACCATCATTATTTTTACTAGATATATTTTTATTTATAACTTCGATTTCATAATTTCTTTGCATCATCATATTTTTTATTATTTTATCCATTTCCATAATAGGTTCTTCTACCAATTTATCAGTAAAGTCAGGAACTATAGGCACTTTAATAGTCATTGCATTATTAAACTCTTCTTGTCGATTATTTAAATCTTTTTCAAATTGACTTTTTCTATCATTATATATTTCTTCATATGTTATCGCTTCTTTTGGACCTTTCGGAATATCATTGTGTATTTTAATTTTATTTGGCTGTTTACTTGGATATATTTGTTTAATGTGTTCTAATAATAATATGATATATTTTTTATTCATATCCATTAATACATTCGTTTTTATTTTTTCACTATCGAAAAAACCCTTTAAATTTTGTGTAAATACTTGTAATACTTTATTTTGAATATCTTTTGATAAAAATTTAAAAATATCTTCATCTGTAATTACATCCCATAAAGTAGAAATATTTTCTTTACTCAAAAAACTATTTACTGACATTTAAATATATAAATAATTATCATTTATATTTATATATTTATAGCGCATCATTAAAATATATCTTTCTAAAATTTTGCATATATTCATCTTTTAATATATGTGTTTTTAAATAATAATCTGTTGTCTTATCTTCTAACATATGTACGATAAAATATAAACAATAAATACCACACTCTGTAGTACCATACTGGTGTTCTATACCTTCATTACTGTCCACTGAAAAAACAATCTTAGGGTTTAATGATAAACCTTGCTCTATAATTCTATTTATGAGATCTTTTATTTGCGCACCAGGCGGGTCACCTGTACTATCAAAGAAAAAAATTTGCTTTGTTTTAATGTTTATAAACATTGAAATCCAGTGTTGACCAGGTTTGTTATGAGGATCTGTGTTAAATATAATGCCAATTTTTGTTTTTTTGTTTTTAATTTGCTCTTTTAAACTAAAATTACATAATTCATCCCATACACATTCACCATATAGCTTTCTTGTGTCAAAATCAATTGGTGATGGTCCTATAAATTCAAAACACTTATATGCTTTTTCATATTGTTTCATAACATTCATTATATCTACACTTGATAACCATTCATTTGGATTATCCTTCCATTCTCTTGGTGATTCTGGTGCAAATGAATCACTCAACTCAATACCAACTGGACCTAATTCAGATTTTTGTTTTAACCAACACGACTCTTTATTACAAACATTACTAAAATATTCACTTAACAAACGATGAATTTCTTTTGGTGAATTAGTTTCTATTTTAACATCTGGATGTCTAGCATTCCACAAATCTCGTAATTTATATAAATTTTTATTGGTGTAACAAGTAAAATTATTTAATTCGTTTTTTGGTTTAGGACTACAATTTAATTTTTTCAAATTATTGATTTTTTTAAACTTTGGTGCAGCTGATCCATATTGGTTTATTATTTTTTTGTTTGTTTTTCGTTTTTTAATTGTTTTTTTTTTATAATTCTTTAAACCTTTTTTCTGAGTTATTATCTTCATATAAATTAGCGATATTTTTCTTTTTTCCTACATTTATATTTTAATCGTTTTGTTTTGTCAAATCTTTTACTTGACTTCTAGTGGAGTTAAAAAATATACTTGAACCTAAAATTTCTGGGTTAGGATTGGGATTAAATTCAGCAAAACTACCATTTTCAAATAATAAATTATGTGGTTGGCTAACAGTTTTTGTTTTAAAATTATAATTGTATAAGTCACTATAACTATTAGGAACATAAATAGATTGACTATATTTTTGTAATGCATAAATTTGGTTTCTTAATTCAGATTCTTTATTTATATTTGATGCAAAACCTGACCACGGTGATTGTGTATTACCTGGGTTAAATGTTTTATGTACATTAAATGTTGGCATTTGGACTAATGGAATCTTAGTTTCTTTTCTAGGATCTACTATGGGGAAATAGGAATATTTTGTTAAGACAGGACGAACATCTAAATATGGCTGTAATGGCTGCGATGGAATATTTCTATCCCAAATTCTTTTATTTGTTTCTGCTTGTATTTGTGAACAACTTTCTCTATTTTTACTATGTGGATTATTCATTAATATATTTATATATTATATTTTATATTTTTAAAATAATTATTTAAAATATATAAAGGTTTGTAACGATAATATAATAATGTGTGGAATTTTTGCATTACTAAACTATGAACATCTATCAAAAAAAACCATAATGAATGAATTTGAAAAAGGTAAAAAACGTGGACCTGAATTTTCTAAATTAGATTTTTTTATGAAATTAGCTTTAGGTTTTCATCGGTTAGCTATTAATGGATTAAATACTGAATCTAATCAACCATTAATTATTAATGATGTTGTGTTATTGTGTAATGGAGAAATTTATAATTATAAACAATTATATAATTATATTGGTGTAACTCCTACTACTGGTTCTGATTGTGAAGTTATTATTCATCTATTTATCAAATACGGCATTGAACAAACTGTCAGTATGTTAGATGGTGAATTTTCTTTTCTATTATATGATAATAGAATTTCACATAATCTTAATAATCAAGTTTACATAGTGCGCGACCCATTAGGAGTTAGACCATTATATTATTTTAAAAATAATATTTATCATTCCAGCACTTTATATGGTTTCGCATCTGAATTAAAATGTTTAACGGATATATATAATTTTAATAGTGAACAACTAACAATAGGCCAATTCACTCCTGGTACTTATTCGGTATTTAATTTGACTAATAAGTCAAATGCAATTTGGTTACCAGAACGTGAAAACATTCCATATTTTTTGCCGAGTTTTTCACACAGTTGGATGATTAATGACACTACCTCGCCTGTTTTTATTGAAGATATGTTTCCTAAAATTGCTAATTATTTAAATGCTGCAGTAAATAAAAGATGTCTTGCAACAGAGAGACCTATCGCCTGCTTACTGTCAGGCGGATTGGATAGTAGTCTTGTAACAGCTTTGGTTAATTATTTTTATGAAACTCACAATCTACCTAAAAAACTAGAAACATATAGTATTGGATTGCTTGGTTCGGAAGATTTAAAATATGCTAAAATTGTCGCTGATTATCTGGGTACTAATCATACTGAAATTATTGTAACCGAAAAAGAAATGTTTGATGCTATACCAGAAGTTATTATGGCAATTGAAAGTTATGATACTACAACCGTAAGAGCTAGTATTGGTAATTATCTTTTAGGTAAATATATAGCCAGTCATAGTGAAGCAAAAGTTATTCTAAATGGTGACGGTTCTGATGAATTATTCGGTGGGTATTTATATATGAATAAATGTCCAGATGATATTGAGTTTGATAAGGAAACAAGAAGATTGTTAAAAGATATTCACTTATTTGATGTTTTACGTTCTGATAAATCCATTTCATCTCACGGATTGGAACCACGTACTCCTTTTTTAGATAGAAGTCTTGTCAACTTTGTTTTATCTATACCACCTTATTTTAGAAATCATACAAATGTAAATAAATGTGAGAAATTTTTACTACGTAATAGTTTTACACTTAATCATTTTCAAGATTATAACGGACGATCTTTGTTACCTAGTGAAATCTTATGGCGAAAAAAAGAAGCGTTTAGTGATGGAGTTAGCAGTCAAGGAAGGTCGCTCTATAATATACTTCAAGAATTTATAGCTAATGACTTAAATATAGATGACAAAACAGATAAATATAAACCATGTATTGAAACTGAAAAATTATACTATAAAAAAATATTTGATGTTTTTTATGAAAATTGTTCTCATATCTTACCATATTTTTGGATGCCAAAGTATACTAATGCGAGTGACCCTAGCGCAAGAACATTAACATTTTATTAATTTTTTTTTGTATTTTATATAATCCTTGTATTCTTGTTTATAATACATTTTTTCCTCATAATCAGTTTGTATTTCTCTGTAATCTTCATAATAATCTTCATAATAATCTTCATAATAATCATTACTTGCTTGCATACATACAATAGAACAAAATTCATCCTTATATAAATAAGTATTTTTAATACAGTCACAATTTTTACAAGTAAAATTTAATAATAATTCATTAAGTAGTGATTTTATATTATTATTATGAATATTATAATGAATATTATGCATTTCATCAGGTAAATAACTAAATATGCTTTCAGAATTCATTTATTAATATATTGTTATTATTTTATATTCAAAATAATCTTATTAATATGATTCAATTTTTTTTATTTTGCAGTTAAAATAGCGTTTGAAATGTAAATTCAATATAGCACTTTGATTTTTTATATAAAATAATATTTTGTTATTTTATATAATGCACATTGACAAAAAACAATTGAATAATATTCAAGAATTTTTTTTTGATATTTTTATTTATTTATCTTATTTATTCCTATTTTTATCTTTGTTAGGAATATCTTTCATTTCTCCCCAAATTTTTATTGAGGTGAATAATTATGTACGAATTTATATTTGTTTATTTTTGATGTGGCGTTTTAATCCTCTCAGAAGTCAATACGAATTTACTAATTTAGACCGAAAAATAAGTTTCAGTGCTGGACTTTTCATATTGTCAACTACTGCATTAAATCAATATTTAGTTAATTCTGAAAATGTTTTTAAACGTTGGTTAATGACCAATCAAACGTAATTGAAGTAGAATTTACACCGTTTTCATCTATTTCTGTTACCGTTACTAGACAATCTGGAAAAATTGTTTTTATTTTTATAATTACTTCATTTTGTAGATCAGAGAATTTATTTTTAGGAAAATATTCCGTAAATACTGTCTCACCTTGTGTTGCTTTTTTTATAACACACTCACTTAAATGCTGTATTATTTTAAGTATAGAGTTTCTTCGAATTTCTTTTTGCGCTTGTTTATATAAGTCATTCAATTCTTGACGTGTATATTTTATATTACTTGAGCTTAACATTTCTAATATATTAATTATTCAATAACTTTATATCCTTTATGTTATAATTTACAAAGATATAAAGTTATTAAATATTTCTTTGTGTTTTATTTCTTTTTGAGTTAGTATTTTTCAGTGTTTTTGTATGTTTAACTTTTAATTTATTCGTTGTTTTAAAAAATTCTCTCAAATGTAGTGTTATTTGTTTACCTAACAAATTATCGATTTCATATTCTTTTGCTTCTTTTTTTATAATGTCATATTTATATCGTTTAAATTCTGTCATCATATATTCAGTAAAATCACTATCATTACCTATTATTTTTTTACCACATTTATTATTTTCAAAAATATGTATCATATCTTCAAATTTTAAATCGTGATAATATGGTTTTACATTAATATAATATATATTATCATTCGCCATATCAGGATAGTAAGTATCATCTAAAAAACAAATTTCCGCATCTTCTGGTATTCTAGTACACTTTATTAAATCTTGATGTGTTTTATTATGTGTTGACCTACATATTTCTACTAATTTACCATTTACTTTAAATGCGGATATAATTTGATTGAACAATTTTGCTTTTATTTTATTTTCAAAATAACTTACTATATGTTTTGCCCATTCTTTAGGTCCCTGATTATTAGTATATATTAACATTTTATGACAGCATTTTGAATGTTTCTTGCTTTTTAAGTAAGTTAGGATATTTATTATATTTGGTCTTAAAAACTCCGGAAATAAATCTAATATTTCATTAAAATCTTTTTGTGTTAAAGCATCTTTATTCTTTATATTTATATAATTTGATAAACAGTCCCAGAAAATACCATATTCTGTAAAATAACCTAATGTTTCATCTAAATCAAATACTACTATTTTCATTTACCTAATATATGTATAGTTTTTTAGATTCTCAAAATACTTTATTGTAAATAAGATTATATTTTATTTATATTTTACACATAAATAAAATATATAGTGATATTTTAATGATAACAACTAATTATATAACTGAAACAGAATTTAGAAATTGTGCATCGAATAATTTATCTAATCCACCACCATTTACATATATTAAAGATCAATCAGTAAAGTTTAACACTAATTACGATAAGTCTTCTTCTATATTTAAAGTTTTAGCTATAGATGATACATTTCACGATTTTAGTAAAGATCGTAATGGATATAATGCAAGTAAGTTTAATGCTGATGGACCTGCAAATTACTTGCTTACAGGTAAGTTTTTTACTGGAGATAATATATCTGATTATAAAAATATATTAAATTATGATGAATACAAAACTGCTACTGGCAAATTTGAAACAAAAGTTGCTACTTCTATAGACATTGTTAAAGGACTACAACCTGCGGATATTACAATTACATATGATGATATTATTAATGAATTTACTATTAATGAAAAAGATAAAACTATCAATGTTGGAAAAATTTTAAAACAAAAAGTAGAATTATCTAATGGGTCTATTCACTTATGTTTAAATATGAATAATCCTTTATTGAAAGATTTAGACCAAACCAAAGTTAATTTTTCAGATTATATATTTTATGTAACTAAAGGTGATAATAAAAAAATAGAGGACGCGAAACTTAAAATTTCAGCTTTTATTAGATGGTATTTACATTCGGATGATTTTGAAAATACGTTACCTAGTGAATCTATGAAAATTTTATCTGACGCAGGAATCTCTTTTTTAGGTGACTTTTTTAGTGTGGAAGGGTCAAACGTAACGCCTTTTGTAGCAATTCCTTGTTTTTTAGATTCAGCAAGCACATCTGTTTCATTATTAGACCCAACTATTGATATTGCATTTGAAACAATTACTGATGACTATATTATTCCTATTGTTTCTAATTATTTTTCGTGTGATAAATATTTTATGTGTTATTTATTAAATCCCGAATCTACTTTTGATAAAGATAATTTGTATAATTTTTCTGTTATTTTCTTAAATATTGATAATATACCAGAAACATTTAAAGATGTTAAGAATGATATTAGTGTTGTTGTAAGAAAAACTGCTAGTATACTTGATAAAGAATATATACAAGCTTGTACAAATATTAAGAATTTTACCGATGCCTACCCTGGATTAGTAGCTAGATACTATTTTGGTGAAGTTAAAAAAAATGCATCCGAAAATGATAATAGTAGTTGTGGTACTTGTGGTGCTGGAGTACCTTATCTCGGTAAAGTATTAGATACAATAATAAAAGCAAGAAATAATATTAAAAATCCAGGTATCAATGGTATTTGGTCATCAACTGCTATTACTAATATTAAAGAATCTTTCAATGATTTAAAAAAATTAGGTTCTTTAAATAGTAGAATACCTATAGCTGATGCTAGAATATTAAAATTATTTTGTTCTTCAGATACTAACACCAATACTTTTTGTAGTATACAACAACCTGAATTAGATTCATTATTTCAAATTCTTGCAGATTATAAAAGAACTGGAGATTATCAACAATCTTATACCGTACTAAAACAAATTCTACGCGAAGGTACTAATACAGGTTGCTATACTTTTTGCAGTGGTGATGAATTATCCACATTAGTTGGTAGACTATTGGGAGTACCTTCCATTTATCAAATCGCGAATGGCTCTACTTGTTCTCTTTATCGTTGTAATTTATTTAAAGCCCCTGTAGAAGAAAGAGTTAGACTTAAAATAACGAATGATATCGGAATTATTAGAAATTATATAGATAAAATTATATATAAATTTCAGTTAACATATGACTTTGTGAATGATTATTATATTAATATATGTACGTTACGACAACAACTTAGTGATTTCTTACAGAATATTTCACCAAGTGATGAAACTATATTTATAGCATTAAAATATTATAACGCGATTGAAGTGTTAAGTGAAATATTAGAAAAGTGCATTAATTTAACTACAAATACAGATGAAAATTATATAAATCAATTTTTATCAAAATTATATGCTGTACTTATTCAATACAAGGATATTAATGAAATTATTAATAATTCTTCCAATAAATTATCACTTGACCAATTTAGCAAAAATATATCTGAATGTTTGGTTGATATTGCAAAAATAGAAGATGGTAAAATGTTTGATGTATTTATTTATATTCAAGAAAACTTTCCCCTTGTTTTTATTAATAGTGAATTAAAATCTGACTTTTTTGATCCGTTAACTGATAAAGACAAAACAAAAACTCCCACTTTTAAAAGACCTGCTCTAGGATTAAATGTTAAAATGGGTAAGGATAATAATAAAGATAGTAAGTCATTAATTGATAATCTAAATAAATTGACATCTAGTAAAAAACCAAATGAACGCGCTCAAAGACACGTAGATGTTAAACAAAAAGAAATTGAAATACTATCTGATATATTTGTAAATAACTATAATAAATTTATTACTTCTTTTAAATCTTCTATCATATCAGAATATACAATCGGTTCATATAGTGATTTTAACTCTACCTATCTTGAAAAACGAATAAATCAGTTAACGACTAAGATAGATGATGTTATAAGTGAACAAAAAGAAAATTGTAATGAAACTGAAACTACATCTGATAATATTAAAAATATATTAATAAAATTCATTAAAAAATTTAAAGATATGAACTTACCACAAATCTTACCTCAAACAGGAGGAGGTAATAAAACCGGTATAAATCACTTATTAAACCAAACTGGTGGACTAATATCTAGTAAACAAGATTATAACAGATTCTGTATTTTTTATGAAATTCAAAAAATAGTTTTAAATGTTACAAACAAGTGTGCTATCTATATGAGTAATGTATCAAAACAATATTTTGTAAAAAATAATAATAATATTCAATTGCTTGAACTTTTGAATAATATAAGTAATGACTATGAAACAAATGACTTTTGTTCTCAGTTATTATTTGAACAAAATGATGATGTCAGTTTAGACGATGATAATAATGGTTTTGTAATTGCTTTAAAGCTTTTGGCAGAAAAATACACATATTCTGATATTATGCTTAATTCTACTAGTAATGATGGGTTATTAACAGTCAATGATATGTTAAATGCATTAAACTTACCTTACATTAAATTAATGATTTTATTATTATCATGGAACAAAGAAGAAAATATACAATTAGGTTGTACTTTAATTGACTGTGATTTAAGTGAAATTAATATTAGTAAAAATTATGGTAGTTATTCCACTATATATAATTATTTAACAGTTAATAATTCTACCATTTTAAGTATTTATTCAATAATGTGTTTTAGTTTAATAAATTATTATTATTATGGAGAAAAATCAATTTGTTTTTCTAAAACAGATTGTAAAAATTTTGCTGGTGAACTTTTTAAAACTTATGGAAGTAATCAAGGTTATATTTATTCAAATAATACACCACAAGTATTTCTACAACGTGATTTAGAAAGTATAAGTAATACCATTTATAGTGTTGCCTCTAATAAAATAGGTCTTACTAATACTGCAACAGGACCTGCATTCAATACTAGATATAAACGAACAATAGGCACAATTGGAGTTTCAAATAATCAAGGTACTCAAAAAAAAAAGAAAATTAATGGCGGTAATAAAACTGAAAAACAAAAAATAGGTACAATTGGAGGCCGAACTAATAATAAAAATTCTACCAAATCTAATAAAATACAAGCATCTAAATCAAGAGAAAGAGAAACTAGAAGAAGAAACTAACAAAAATATACTATTGACAAAAAGAGAGAATAAAATGGTCAAAAATAATATATTTATAAAATTAATATACACAATTATATAAATATATACAATGACCAATAAATATTATGATGTAATTATTGTTGGTAGTGGAATAGCAGGACTATACAGCGCATATAATATTAAAAAAATATCACCTACTACAAGCTTTCTTGTTCTTGAAAAATTTAAAAAAAAATGGATTGGTGGTAGAACTAGTAATGAAACTTTTTATGGCACCAATATTGTTACCGGTGCAGGTATCGGTAGAAAAGACACGAATCCCTTGTTAATTCACCTTATGAATGATTTAGATATACCATACACTGAATTTTTATCAAAAATGAACTATTCACCATTACTTAAACCTATTAATATTATTAAATTTATTAATCATTTGAAAATAGAATATAAAAAACACCCAGAATTGCATAGCAAAACGTTTAAGGAGTTTTTTATTCATTTTTATGGCGAGAAAGTATACAAACAATTCGTTATATCATCTGGTTACTCCGATTATGAAAATGCAGATACTTTAGAAACATTATATAATTATGGAATGGATGATAATACCGGAGGATGGACAGGACTTCATCTCAATTGGAAAAACTTGGTAAATAAGTTATATCATACAATCGGGATAAATCATTTTAAATTCTCTAGTAATGTCACTGAAATTAAAAAAATAAATAATAAACCTTGTTTATTTGAAATCAAAATAGAAAATGGTACTATATATCATTGTAATAAAGTTATTGTAGCCACTACTATATCTGGAATACAAAAACTTGTACCAAACGCTTCTAATAAAAATAGTATATATCAACAAATTCACGGACAACCTTTTTTACGTTTGTATGCTAAATTTGATAAAAAATCTAGTGAAATTCTTAAAAAATATGTGCCTAATTATACTATCGTACCTGGACCTCTTCAAAAGATAATTCCAATGGATGCTTCTAAAGGTGTTTATATGATTGCTTATAATGATAACGATAATGCGATTATTTTAAAAAAATACCTAGAAAACACCGCATCTAATAGAGAGTTATATTGTGATTTAATTGAAAAATCATTAGGTATACCTCACGGTAGCTTAAACATTACTGCAATTGTAGATTTCTACTGGCCTATTGGTACGCATTATTATGAACCTTTAAGAGGAAATTATAAGGATAGAGATGCGTTTGTAAATGAAGTACAACATCCAGAAAACGGTATGTTAGTTGTAGGTGAAGCTGTAAGTAGGTATCAAGGATGGGTAGAAGGTGCGTTGGAAAGTGTTAAAACGGTTTTAACGAAAAAATGGATATTAACGAATAATTGTTGATATAATAAATAAAAATTATATTATCCTTTTATAATATACAATGCATAATTCTCATTATGAAAATACAGAAGTTAAAACGCAATTAGGTGGTGGTAAAACTGTGCGTAAAGTCGTAATTAAAAATGGCAAAGGTTATAAGAGTGTTACAAAATTTAGAAATGGTAAAAAAGTGAAAACAGTAAAGAAACACATTCCTACAGGCCACACTCGTGACATTCTTCAAGGAAAATTTATTCCAGGATTATTTTCAGATTGTAATTGTAGAGAGAAAAGTAAAACAAGGAAAAATAAACTCGCATTATACAACTAATTTTTTGTAATGGAACGCAGTTAAATCATCTTCGCATAATTCATTTAACTTCATTATAGATTTTCTCTCTAATGCAATTATATCAGAACCGTTTTTATTTGAAACATTTTGTTTGACAGGTATATGAACGATTCTTGTAAATCCTATTTTTTGCAAAATTATTCTAAAATCCTCTTCTAAACTCTCAAATTTACCTATTAAATCTACACCACACGTGCCATCTACATTCTGAATTTGCGTACACTGATTCATAAAAGTGTGACCATATTCTATATCGGATACATTATATTTATTTTGATGTATATAACTAGAAAAATCAGTTTGTTTGTTTAATATAATATTTATATGCTTCCAACCAGATAATAGTCTATCATAAGGATTTCTAATAAAACAAAATTTAGTATATGTATTCCATTTTTCATCATCCATATTCATTGCACTATTTAAATATTTACTTGTTTTACAATATAAAAGTAAACCACACACTTTATTAAAAAAAGAATTATCATAAGTTGCATTTCCTGTAAATACTGGTTTGAAATATTGAGTTTTACATACTATATTATGGTCTGGGCGTCGTTTGGTTATTAATTCTAAGTAACTAATAAAACCATAATGTTTGACTAATGTTGGACCTATATAAGTACCACCTGTTTTAGGTATATGTATAAAAATAGCTTTTTTTTTGTGATTAATGTAAATCATTTTTAATATTATCTTCATTAATACTTTTATGTATTTTTTTCTCTTCATTCATTATTTCTGTACCAATTATTTTATTATAGAAAGTATTATTCCCTCTTTTACACATTTCTATTAAATCATATTTATTATTTTTATTTAAGATTAGATGTTTTGTATGTAAGTAAATAATTGAGTTGTTATTCTTATTGTTATTCTTATTATTATACATAATTAGTTAATTAGATATTATTTATACAATAATTAGTATAAATAATATATATTTATTTTGCTAAATGGTCTAAGGCAGATAGTAATATTAATTCTTGATTTGTTAGACGTTGAAATATTAAATTTTTGTCCATTGCAATTTGAAAATAACGTGTATTGTAACCATAATTTTTACAAACACAAAATACACCATCGTCTGTAATTTTCATTTCACAAAATATTGCTCCTTTTGTCAAATATATATTTGTTGGGTCCTCAATAGGTATCCACCTTATATAGGTACCATATTTCAAATCATTCATTTCATCAACATATTTATAATCTTTTAATTTAGATAATATCTCTAGTGTATCTTTTTTAGATAAATGCAATTCACCAATAATTTGTGCATTCATTTCTCTCAATTTATCACTTGTAAAATTAAATAAATTATCATTTGATTCGTCATCTAAAGCTTCTAATAATTTATTCACATCCATTACTATATACCTAATATAATTGAATTTTAAATTATATTTTAAAAAAATATAATTGTTTATTATATAAATATGAAAGAATTCTATGTTCATTTATTTCATATAATTTTAGTTAGTGGATTATTTTATTATATTGGTACTACGAGAGACAAAATACCTAAAATAATATTTCCTATGTTAATAGGCTTAGGTTGTTTCGTGATAATTTACCATATTTATAAAGCATTATTCAAAAATGATGCGTGGGTTAATTATATACATATTTTTTTAGTGGGACCTCTTTTGATTTATATTGGCTTATATCAAGATAAAACACCTCGTAAGTTTTTTGAAATAATATTAATGCTTGCATTTGCTAGTTTTGGTTATCACTTATACTACTTGTTAAAGGGTTAATAATAATGTTAATTTTAATTTAAAGATTTTATTACAATTTAGGGTATCTATGAAAATTGTAATAAAAGATAATAATCGAGTTTTAGAACAAGACGATACTAATGATCTAATTATAAATGATGGTGATATTATTATGTATCTAGGTATTTACCATAAAAAAATTTTTGATATTGTAGATGATATTATAGAAATACAAACACGTTTTATAGGTCAAATATATACCTATAGGGCAGATACAGATGGAATTACTGGTATATATATCGTGCCTTTATATATATGGAATAATATTAATAGCGAGTGGCATAAAATAGTCGATTATCAAGTGCCAACAACTAACTATTTTTTATATCCTCATCTATTAATGCTACCAGGAAAAGATTATCATTATAAACCTATTTATACATTACATACTTGTGAAAACTGTGACTTGGATAATTATAAAGATATAACAAAAACGTTTTGTTTACACAATAGCTAAGCTAATTGTTTTCTACCACGAACTTCCAAAACCACCACCTAAAACAGAGTTTGCTGCCATTGGTTCGCTAAAACCTTCTGATTGACCTGGGGTAGCTGCACCAACTAAAGGTGTAGGGTCTTGTTGATACATTGCATTATAATTTGGCATTTGTTGTGATGATGTGGATTGAGTTGTATTACTATTTCCATATGTTACATCATTTGTTGGTAACGAATTTATTGCAGTACCGTCTGTGTATAAAGATTGAGTAATAGGAGAGTTCATTATAGGTTGTCCTGTAATTTGTCCTGAAATTGGTTGACTCACTTTTACCGTACCAGTTTTACCGTTTTTGGCATTTTTATTATCTGTTTTACCTTCCCATAATTCGGAAATACGGTCCACTAAAATACTTACTTTTTCACCTAATTTAGTCTGTAAACTAAGTGTTATCATTAATATGGCTAAAATTACATATACAACGTGAAATTCTGGATATTTTAATCCACTATAAGTAGGAATATAGACAATAATTCTATTAATTATTAACAAACCTAAAAACATCACAATTACTTGAATGATTATTTCGGCTATTATCTCTAAACTTCCTTTTTTATCATCTGCTTCTGGCACATATTTTGACATCGTCTTGTTTAAAATTATAACAGGGATTATAGCTATTAATGAATACTGTATAATATTTAAAATGTCTCCTTTTGAATCGTCATCAAAATTAAATACATGCTTAAAAAACCCTATTTTTGAATCATCTGAACTATCCATATACCTATAGGGTATAATAAGAAATTAAAAATATAAAAAACGATTTTAATATAAAGAATTAACCATTATAGTTCGATATCCCTAGAGTTGATAAGTTTAGTAATGTATTTTTCAATCTTTAAGGCTGTAATTTTCAAAAATATTATGTTTTTATTAATTTGTTCTTATTCCTTTTCTTAATTATGAAATCTGCGTAAGTAATTTAAAAACAAAGTGTATATATTAAATATTAAAATGAGTAGTTCACGATCAATTGCTGCTGCTAGAGCAAGAAGAGCTGGGGAACCAGCGCCACCGGTTAGCGGAAACAGACCAGGTACTTCTATTAATTCCCACGCTGCATTTGCACCACAACAACCTATGCATCAATATCAAAGTATGCCTCCCACACCTAGTAATATTCGTATTGGTAAGTCGAGTCAATCTATGCCACCATCAACATCTTTTCAACCACCTTCTAATGGATTACCTTTCGCTAAACTTAGTGTATCTGATGCTATTGGGTTAATTACTTTACGTTTAGGAAGTGTGGAACAATTTATTATGGATTTCGAAAATAGTGAGCATAATACAAATCCAGATGGTAGCATAAATCTTCCTGAAAATTCAAAATTGATTGATAATAGTGTATTAACTAGTATTATGAACCGTTTGGATTCTATTGAGAAGAAAGAATCAAACAATACTTATAATAGTGATATTAATAAAGAAATTGGATTATTAAAAGAACGATCAAATAATCATAATGAGATGTTATTTAACATAGAACGTGAATTGATTGAAACAAAAGATATTCTTAAAACCTTAAATAATACGTTTGAAGTATTTGCCAAGAACACTAATGATAGATTTATTGATTATGAATATGCCATTTCAGAACTAGAAAAAAATATTCCAATTACGGATAATAACGGTACGGAATCATATCTGCAAACTTTTGATGACAATTTTGAAGAAAATTTAGACAATAATGAGACAGATAATATAGGGGTTGACCTTAAAAGCATTATACGACAAGAACTTGCAAATGAAACTAATTAAATTAACAAAATGTATTAAATAGACAATTTTAATATATGTAAGATGAAAGTAGTTATAACGGATAAACATAAAAAAGATTTATTTGTTGCATTGTTTCAAACGCTTAAAAATTGTTCAACTCTTGTCCGCGTTAATTTTCTAATTGATAAGTTATATATCCAAGGAATGGATAAATCACATATATGTTTATTTGATGTAAGTATACTTAAAAAGTGGTTTGACGAATACAGTGTTGATGAAGTTAATAGTGTGTGTTTTGATACTAATATTTTTCATTTAATTATTAGTACAAAAAGTGAAGGTTTAGATATTATTATTCACTCAGATACTGACGACACTTTAAATGTTGATTTAGTATGTGTTGAGCACTCCAAAGGTGACTTCAATAAATATTTTAAAATACCGCTTGCTGATTATGAACAGGAAGAAATGGTGATACCAACGGTTGATTATGATGCAGAATTTTCGATTTCGGCTAAAAAAATATGCGAGATTGTTTCTCAAATGATGACATTTGGTACGGATATCAATGTTAAATGCAGTGAAGAAAAAATTGATTTAATTACTAATGGTATAGCAGGCGAAATGATTGTTAACATTCCAATTGAAGATTTGACTGAATATAGTATTATTGAGGGTGAAGAGGTAAATCTTAGTTATAGCTTAAATTATATTAATAAGATGTGTCTAACCAATAAGTTATCTAATGAAATACAATTTTTTATTAGTCAACAATATCCTATGAAAATTACTTATGATTTAGGAGATGATAGTTCTATTGTTTTTTATATCGCTCCTAAAATTGTTGATTAATATTATTTACTTCGTTCGTTCTAGATGTTAAAAATTATTATTATTTTTATTTAAGATTACAATGAAAATAATAATAGGAACCTTTATATTTTGTATCGTTTTATTCATTTATTTACATATTCAATTTCATTTAAAAAAAAGTAATGACCTTGAAATGTATGAAATTGATCAACCTTCTAAAGATAAATTAGAAGAAATATGTGACCTAAGACAACCGGTTTTGTTCGATTTTGAATGTGAAAAAATAATGGAAACCACCAATAAAACTTTTATATCAAATAATTACCCGGCTTTTGAAGTGAAAATAAGAAATACCAAAGATGTTGATCCTAATAATGAATTATATATACCTTTGCCATTACATTCTGCTGTAAAGTTGTTTGCTGAAGATAAAACGAGTGTATATTTCTCTGAACATAATTCTGATTTTTTAGAGGAAACTGGAATTATTAAAAATTTCAAATATAATGATGAGTTTTTACGACCTTATATGGTTTCAAATTGTAACTATGATATTTTAATGAGTAGTAATAAAGTAGAAACTCCATTTAAATATGAACTTAACTACCGAAATTATTTACTTTTAACGCAAGGTAGTGCACAAATCAAAATGGCACCTCCACAAAGTGCTAAATATTTGTATCCTATCTATGATTATGAAAATTTTGAGTTTAAATCTCCAGTAAACCCTTGGTCACCTCAACCTAAATATGCTGCGGATTTCGATAAAATTAAATGTCTTGAGTTTACTTTGACGCCTGGTAAAACATTATTTATACCGGCTTATTGGTGGTACAGTATTAAACTTAATAATAATTCTAGTATTTCTTGTTTTAATTATAGAACGTATATGAATAATATTGCTATTATACCTTATATATCACTACACGCATTACAAATACAAAATGTTAAAAGAAATGTAGCGAAAAAGGTAAGTATAAATGAATTAAACAATGAAATTATATATCCGAATGATAATATTGAAGAAACTGTAAATACAAATACAGATACGATTCAGAACCCTATTATTCCCATTAATGAAAATACGCTTCCAGAAGTTTTACCAGGCTCACTTCAAACTGAGTTAGGTAGTGATATTAATTAAAATATTTACATATATTATGAAGACGAAATATAGAAGATGTTCACTCTTTCGTAAATCTAGAACTCGAAAAACTAGGAAACAAAAGAATGGATTTACCAAAAAAGGTGGATGAGGTAGTCCATTTATATTTTATAATAAACATTCTAAGAAAGGAGGATGAAATGGGTTTAACTATTAAATATAATTTTTATATATCTAACACCTTTTTTCATTTCAACACTGTTTTTTATATATGATAAGTATATAATGAAACATTCACAAACAAATCACTATACTATTATGTTTTTTATAATGATTTTATCTGGTTTATTATCAACAATGAATGTATGGGTTGATAAACTTGATGATATAAGATTTAGTATAAATGACGCATATATGATACTACTTATGAGTGGGTGGATGTTTTTATTTATGGGATTGTTTTATCAAGAAATAAGTGTATTTTTTATAGGTTTATCATTGATAGTAGTTAATATATGGTGTATTAGAAATCAATTTCTAATAACGGAATCACAATATAAATTAGGTATGATACCTCATCATTCAATGGCAGTTCATATGAGTAAAAAATTATTAGAAAAAGAAAATAATATAACACCATTTATTCAAAATATAATAAACACTCAAGAAAATGAGATTGTATTTTTGAAAAAATAGACATTAAAACATCATAAACCAAACAATATAAAAATTAACTTTGATAATTAGTATAATGGAAAGTAATAAAACATCTTATATAAAAACAGACGATAATAAAGTTATAAATGAAAGATATATTCGGTGGATTGCTCTTAAATTAGATGAATGTTTAGCTGTTTGTGTGAAGTCAGACGGGTGTGAAATGAATAGTACACATACTACACATAATATATGTAAAATAAATAATCCATCTAGTTATAATAAACTTAAGAAATTGATTGAGTAACTTTCTTATTGTATAAATAAATAAATAGTTAATAATTTTTGAATGACAAAACATTGCATCTTGAATGTTATAGTTTTTGAATAAAAATTATTATTTTTAACACCTAGTAAATATTATATTACAATAGATATAAAGATATAAATACAAAATATATATTAGACTAATTTATATATTTTAATGCAAAAATATAAGCTACTTGTAAATGATAGAAATTACAGTTCGTGGGAAATTTATGATGCAGATAAATTTAATAAAATACAAAATGTTGATATTAAGCCAGTAGAATGTAAATTATTTTCAAATGATATATTTTATTTAAATAATAACAATTCTATTACCATTTTGCATTCATCTATACGTTCAGGATCTCCAATGCCTGGTGTACTAGTAATTGCAGGTAACAAAACTTATGGACGACAAAATAATTTAGACGGTAAGCATATTGCTAAAAAAAACGGAAAATTATTATATAAATGTATACCAGATGATATGAGAATTCCATCCTTTTTAGTTCCTTATGAAATTAAACATATAGGATTTTCAAAAATGATTAAAAATTTATATGTAACTTTTACGTTTGATGAATGGGATACTAAACATCCTCTTGGTAAATTAAATAATGTTATTGGTCCGGTTGATATTCTTGACAATTTTTATGAATATCAGCTATATTGTAAGAGTTTAAATGCATCTATACAAAAATTTCAAAAGGATACGTCAAAAGCATTAGAAAATAAATCACACGAAGGTGTTATTAATACTCTTAAAAATAAATATCCGAATATTGAAGACCGTACAAATCAAAAATTATGGCATATATTTACTATTGACCCTCTAAATAGTCAGGATTTCGATGATGCATTTAGTATTATAGATAATGATGATGGAGTAAAGCAATTAAGTATATATATATCAAATGTAACATTATGGATTGATAGTCTTAATTTATGGGATTCATTTTCACGACGTATTTCCACCATTTATTTACCAGATAAAAAAAGACCTATGTTACCAACTATATTATCAGATTGTTTGTGTAGTTTACAAGAAAATGTTACTAGAATAGCTCTTGTTATGGATATTTTTATAAAAGATAACGATATAATAAATATAACATATAAAAACTGTTTTATAAAGGTAATAAAAAATTACATTTATGAAGAGAATAAATTACTAGGAGATTATAAGTATTTACAACTATTTGACACTACAAAAAGTCTATCTAAAAATTTCAAATACATAAATAATATTAGAAATAGTCACGATGTTGTATGTTATCTTATGATTTTTATGAACTTTCATTGCGCAAATGAATTAATTAAAACAAAATCTGGTATTTTTCGTTCAACTATAATGAAGAGAGAAATGATATTACCGGATACTATTCCAGAGGAAGTCTCTCAATTTATAAAAATATGGAGTAGTGCGTCTGGACAATACATTGATGGTGCAACAATAACAGATACAAGACACGAATTGTTAGATATGGATGCTTATATTCATATAACAAGTCCTATACGTAGGTTAGTGGATTTATTAAATATGATTAAATTTCAACAAACAAGCGGTATTCATACATTTTCAGAAAATGTGGATAAATTTTATAGTAAATGGATAGGAGATATTGATTATATAAATATAACTATGCGTTCAATTAGAAAAGTACAATGTGATTGTAATTTGTTAGATTTATGTCATACAAATTTACAAGTAATGGATAAAGAATATGACGGATATTTATTTGATAAAATATCTAGAAATGATGGTCTTTACCAATTTATAGTATATTTACCGGAAATTAAATTATCTTCCAGAGTAACAATGAGAGAAGACTGTAATAATTTTGATTGTAAAAAATTCAAGTTATTTCTCTTTAATGATGAAGAGAGATTCAAAAAAAAAATAAGATTACATTTATTATAACTTTAAAAAGAATTATATATTATTTATCAATCGTAACTTCTTTAGCAATTTTGCGAATAATTTTATCTTCTTTTTCACTGTCATTATCACCTAAACCACCCATTGCTTCTATAATCAATTTATTATATTGGTCTGAGTATTTAGAATCACTTCTACCACAATCTGGATATTTTTCTTTAAATTGTGGTAATAATTTTGAATTTTTATGAGCGATTTTTTTGATAACTTTTCTCAAATGTTTCTTTTCATCGTTTTCTTTTTCCCATTTATTTTCATCCTTGATATACATAACCTCTCTCTTTGAGTCACTGCAATGTACAGGTCTTTTGTGTATATCTAATGCTTTTAATTGTTTGACAATAATAGTAGCAATCCCCTCCACATATCCAAGCTTACCCATACTTTCTAAATCAGACAATTGTAACTTTACAGAATCAACAAAATCGGTAATATTCATAGCATCTTTACATTCTTCATTTAAAAATACATTTAAATTGAATGTTTTATTATTTGAGTTGATATTATTGTGTAAAATATTAGTCTGATGTGTATTATGTTTGCAAATATCAACAATTTTATTAGTTAATTCATTATTTTGTTGTGTCAACTCTTGATTTTGTTTAACAACATCCATTACAAGTGTGGTAAGTAATTTAAGTTCATTTGTATCTTCTTTTTGCTCGATAAAACAAATATTGTCATTTTTACAAGTCTTTTGATGCTTCCAGAGACCTTGTCTGTGCTTGTATACTTTACCACATTGACAAAAATATGTTTCTGCCCCTTTTGCCCCTTTTTTGTCCTCTGCGTCATCCATTTGGTGTTTTGTAGTCAATAAATGACGATCATAATGATACTTACGTGACGTATTATAGTCACAAAATTTACAGCGAAAAATCTCTGCCCCTTTTGCCCCTTTTTTGTCATCCATCTGTCCTCTAATTAGAGGACATAAAAAAGGGCCTAAATTGTTTTCATAAAATATATAAAAAAAGTATCGTAACAAAATAAAAATAATATTTTTAGTACCCAGACGCTAATTTTTCATTATGGTCACAAATGCCAGGTATTTATTTTTTTTCGGGAAAGTATTTGGATTTTCCATTTTTGGACATTTATAAATGTCCATTTTTCATTTTCCGAAATACTTTTGGGAAAAAAATAAAATATCGTCGGTTTTTCAAGGTTGGTAACATTTTTGCTACATTTGTTAGCGATTTTTCGCATCATAATGTAGTGCAAATATAGCAGTCTTCATCGAAAACCCGCCTACAACTGGTAGCAGAATGTTTCTCTCTTCTATCAAAATAAAGAAGTAAATATATAATTAAATCTTGTCAATTGTAACTTCTTTGGAAATGTTTGTAATTATTTTATTTTCCTTTTCAATAATATTATCCCCTTTTCCACCCATAGACTCATAAATAATAGTATTATATTTATCAGCAATTTTTGAAGTACTTTTGTTACAATCCGGATGCATTTTCTGAAAGTTTGGTATTAATTTCATATTTTTATCCGAAATTTTCTTAACTGCACTACGTATTTTATGATTTTGTTGGTCCTCCTTTTGCCATAGGTCTTCATCTTTGACATATAGTACTTCTCTCTTTTTATCAGTACAATGAATCGGTCTTTGAGTAACATCAAGACCCTTAAGGTTATTAATAATAATATTAGAGATACCTTCTACATACCCTTGTTCTCCAACTTTCTCTAAATCGGATAATTGCAATTGAATAGATTCAATAAATTCCATAATATTCATAGCATTTTTACACGTTTCATTCAAAAAGAATTGTAAATTAAAGGTTTTATTAAGTGAATTGGTGTTAGTGTTAGTATTATGAGTCCCATTTTTGATAACTTCCATCATCATATTTTGCATTTCATCATTTTTTTTCATAAGCATCATAATCAATTCTTTATCAGTAGGTTCATTACAATTGTTATTATAATGTTCTTCATTACAAATATTATTACATTTTTTTTTATGTCTCCATAATCCTGCTCTATCATTAAATTTTTTATCACAATGATTACAACCATATTTACTAATTTTGTCTAAAGATTCGTTGTTATTCGTTGTCAAAACGTTGTTAATATGTTTAATGCTTTTAAAATGTATTTCTAAATTATATTTTCGAGACGTTATATAGTTACAAATTTTGCAGAAATAATTATTACTAATTTTTACTAAATATTCGTTGTCATTTGTTGTCATAAATTAACAACAGAAAATTAGTAAATTTGTATTCCGATAAATAAAATATTTTTTACAGTCACATATTGAAAATTATTTTTTTGGTGACCAGATGCTAAAATTCATTTATGGTCACAGAAGATATTTTTTTTGGGAAAGTATTTTCATTTTTCATTTTTGGACATTTATAAATGTCCATTTTTGAAAACCTTGTAGACTTTTGGGAAAAAAAATTAAAACCCTGATATTTTTGGGGAAGTTCTTTAAGTTACTTTTTTAAATACTTTTATACATTTTCTCATTTAAAACATAGGTTTTTATCTTTAGAAATATATATTATAATGGGTTGCGACTTTTATACTCACGTTTATCTAGAAATACACCATATGAATGGAATATCTTATTATGAACTTCCTACTATTCGTAGATATTATTGCTATTTACAATGTGGAATTTATGATAGTGATGATGATGAAAATGATTATTATTATAATTCAATAGAATATAAATCATTGTATGAAAATATGAAAAAAATATGCTTAACTCCACGGAAACCAGTCGTTATTTATGATAATAAATCATTCATAACACCAAAATTTGAGATGAAATACTTACCATTTATTCAAAATAAAATAAACAAAAAATATCTAGAAGAATACATTCGTTATCGTTATAAAGACACCGGGAATTTTTCCAAAATAGAACAAATAATAAAAATTGTAAAAAAAGAAGAATGTTATGACCCTTTTCCTTTTGAAGATAAATAAATTAAATTTATAGCAAAATAATGACGGTAATAAATGTTGTAAAATATATACTTAAAAGGGTATAAAAGAGTGATTATATATTATGTATAATGGTTAAAGTTTGTTCTATCACTAATTATCCAACTGATAATGAAGCAAAATATTGCGAATATTTTCAAAAATTTAATTATCCATTGCATATTTTTCAGAAATATGCAATTGAAGGAATTGTGGAAGGTCATCACGTTTTAGTCACTGCACCAACAGGTAGTGGAAAATCATTGCCTGCAGAATTTGCTCTCGATTTTTTTCACTCTAAAGGTAAAAAAACTATATATTGTTCGCCTATTAAAAGTTTAAGCAATCAGAAATTTTACGATTTTTCGCAAAAATATCCACATATTAGTATTGGACTAATTACAGGAGATATTAAAACAAATCCGGATGCAGATGTCTTGATTATGACAACTGAAATATTATTAAATAAATTATATCAAATTAATAGTTCACAACAAAATATTAATTCGTCTGTTTCTTTTGAAATGGATATTGAAGCGGAACTAGGAGTCGTTATTTTTGATGAAATACATTTTATTAATGATGAAAATAGAGGTACGGTATGGGAAAATAGTATTATGCTTTTACCTCGACATATTCAAATGATTGGATTGTCTGCTACCCTTGATGACCCAAGCAAATTCGCTTATTGGCTGGAAAATCGCGGAGAAGAAAACACAAGCAACAAAATTGTATATTTAACTGCTAAAAAAGAGAGAACAGTTCCGTTAATACATTATTCTTTTATTACTACAAACCAAGGCATTTTTAAGGCTATTAAAGATAAAACTGTACAAGAAGAAATAAAAAAAGCAACGAATAAACCTTTTATTTTGCAAGACCATAAAGGGAAATTTAATGATGAACAATTAAATAATATGACGAAAATGTTGAAACTATTTGCTACTAAGGAAATCAGGGTAAAAAGAGCACATGTTATTAATCAGGTGACACAATATTTAACAGAAAATGAAATGACACCTGCTATTTGTTATGTATTTTCTATTAAAAAAATAGAAGAATGTGCCAGAGAAGTTACAACTAATTTATTAGAATTCGACTCAAAAGTGCCTTATATTATAAAACGCGAATGCGAACAAATTTTGCGAAGTAAATTACCAAATTTTGAAGAGTATTTACATCTACCTGAATATGTTAATTTAGTTTCACTTCTTGAAAAGGGTATTGCAACACATCATTCCAAAATGTTACCTGTATTACGAGAAATTGTTGAATTATTTTTTGCTAGAGGATATATCAAACTACTGTTCGCAACTGAGTCTGTAGCTATCGGACTAAATTTACCCGTAAAAACGTGTATATTTACAGATATATATAAACACGATGGAAATGCGTTACGAGTTTTACACGGTCACGAATATACACAAGCAGCAGGACGCGCAGGACGTTTAGGTCTTGACACAGTTGGACACGTTATTCATCTTAATAATATTTTTCGTAATGTTGATACATTATCATATAAAACAATGATGAACGGAAAACCACAAACTCTAGTCTCTAAATTTAAAATATCCTATAATCTTTTATTAAATTTAGTGGATACTGGGGATAATAACATAGTAAAATTTGCAAAACGAAGTATGATTACGGGTGATTTGGATGCTCAACTGAAAGAAATATACTATAAAATTTCTACTTTGACAATGGAACACGATAAAATGAGATTATGTAGCAATAATTTAAGAACACCATCAGGTGTTATTGAAGAATATATAAATTTACACAAAAATAAGTTATCTGCTGTTAATAAAAAAAGAAAAGAAATTGAAAGAAATATATCCGATATACAAGACACTTATAAATTCATTGAAAATGATAAAAACATATATAAAAATATCTTTATAAAAGAAAATGAAATAAATGAATTACAAGACCAATATAATAATATTAATTCGTATATACAAAGTGGAGTAGATTCTGTATTGCGGCTTTTATTGGATGATAAATATCTTGAAAATAAATCAAATATAGATGAACCATCAGTCACAAATACACTTTCTTTGACAACTATAGGCAAATTTGCCACACATTTGCGCGAGATTCATTGTTTAATATTTTCCAAATTAATTGATAATAATATATTAAATTCGCTATCAAGTAAACAATTAGTTGCACTATTTAGTTGTTTTACAAATATTACAGTTCAAGATGATTTTAAAGATATAGTACCAAATACAGATGATATATTAGTTAAAGAAACTGTTGTAAATGTCTCAAATATGTACGATGAATATACACAAAAAGAAGAAAAGTATGGTATTAATTCAGGTATAGATTACACTATACATTATGATTTATTAAACTATACAAGTAAATGGTGTGATTGCGAAAATATAGTTGATTGTAAATTATTATTAGGTATTCTAGAAAGAGAGAAACAAATATTTTTAGGTGAATTTGTAAAAGCTATGCTTAAAATCAACAATATATCTACTGAAATGGAAAAAATTGCAGAACTAACCGGTAATATTGCATTTTTAAGTAAATTAAAGGAAATACCTCAATTAACACTCAAATATGTAGTTACAAATCAGTCTTTATATGTATAAAAATAAAATTAAAATTAATAAAATAATATAGTAGTAAATTATGAAAATAGTTTTTAGAACTGCTATTTTTCATTTATTATGTATATTAATATTTTCTGTTGTATATTATATTTTTAGAGAGGATTATGATGTACCTGATCACAAAAAAAGTCAAATAATAGATTTTATTTTTTTAAGTACTACGATACAAGCAGGTGTAGGTATAGCTGATATTTATCCGACTAAATTTTATGGGAAAATAGCTATGATGATGCAACAATTAATTATGTTATTTACAAATATATTTACTATATATATATTAACTGTATAAAGTGTGATTTAATTATATTTTTGTTATTTTTTATTTAAATACTTTCTTATCTTATTATTAATTATGAATTTAATTAATAATAAATATAAGCTTCTAGAAGATATAGGTTCAGGAACATTTGGTTCTATTTTTAAAGCTGAAAATATAAGAACGAGAGAACTTGTTGCTATTAAAGTTGAAAGTATTAAAAACGAAACGAAACTATTAAAAAATGAGTCAACTATTTATCAATATTTAAAAAATATTACAGGTATTCCGAATGTTAAATGGTTCGGTAAAGATGAACATAATTATTATATGGTTATAAATTTATTGGGGCAGTCTTTACAGTCAGTCAAAGATAATAAGGGTAATTTCTCTCTTAAATTGACTTTACAAATTGGAATTAAAACAATTTTTTTGTTGAAATCCATTCACGATAGAGGACTTATACATAGAGATATTAAACCGGATAATTTTTTATTGGGATTAAATGATAATAATATATATATTATCGACTTTGGATTTTGTAAAACTTACATAGACAATAATAATCAACATATATCAATGTGTAAAACGAGTAATTTAATCGGCAGTCTTAGTTATGCTAGTATAAATGCACATAATTTTAACCATTTAAGCCGTCGCGATGATTTAGAATCACTCGGTTATATGTTAATCTATTTGTATTTAGGTATTTTGGAGTGGCAAGACATCAATGGAGAAATGATCCAAAAAAATAATTATATTAAACAATTAAAGGAAAAAATAATGCAAAACACTAAAATTCCTAGAGTATTTATTAATTATTTTAACAATATTCGAAAATTAACATTTGAAGAGCAACCAAATTATGAAGAATTAATAAATAGTTTTAAAAATGAATTAGAGTTATTAGTTCAAAAATAATAAATAAAATAAACATAAATTTTAGAATATCTAAATGACTACTACTAGAGAAGACCGAAAATACGACAAAATGAATGAATATGTATTATCCCTTTTTAATGTATTTAAAATAATATACCGAAAAGCAGAAAAACAAAAAGAACAAAGAATGAAAGCAATTGCACTTACTATATATAACTATGTGGTCAAATTATCAAAGGATAATAATATCGATTTAAATACAGTTGAAGAAATCGATTCTGAGACTATTAATTTAATTCCTTTTTTCGAATATGTTTCTTTCTATAATATAGAGTTTTATGATTTCAAAAATATAGAAATAACGGATGTAGACATAAATGATGCCAAAGATTTGGAACGATTTGTTTTAAGTCACGTTTATTATATTACTCAAAAATAAAATAATATAAGGCATAAAATGGTATAAAGATAACCTATTATTCTACATTATAATAAAATGTCATCAAATGAAGATGTTGTTACACCTGTTGCCGCCTCCACTGAACGTTTTATCGCACGCGTAAAGTGGTTTAATAATAAGGCAGGTTATGGTTTTGTTACTGTTACTGATGGTCCACGTTCTGGATCTGATATTTTTGTTCATCATAGTGCTATCAATGTAGATAATGAGCAATATAAATATTTAATTCAAGGCGAATATGTCGAATTTAGTTTATCTGATACACCATCTGGAACCCACGAATTTCAAGCTGCTAGCGTGAGTGGTATTAGAGGTGGTAAACTAATGTGCGAAACAAGACGTGAATTTAAAATTGCAAGAACAGTTTATAAGACCAATAATACGGATGAATCTGTAGTACCTGCTATTGAGAGTAGTACAGTTCAACAGCCAAAGTCACGTGCACCTCCTAAGCAACCACGCGTTCGCGGTGAAGGTCCAAGGGATGGGGAGAAGAAAGAATGGACAATGGTTGTTAAAGGGAAGAACCAAAACCAAAACCAAAATCAAGCTTCATCTGGAGCTGGAAGAGGACGTGGTAGACCTCCGCGTACTGCACCTGTTAGTAACCCACCTAACTAAATAATATGCAAATATATATAAGCATCATTAATCTTTTGTATTTTGTATTTTGTATTTTGTATTTTGTATTTTGTATTTTGTATTTTGTATTTTGTATTTTGTATTTTGTATTTTGTATTTTGTATTTGGTATTTAGAAAATTGATTTCAAAAAATAATATTATTATTCTATTTTTTGAAAAACTAATATTACTGTAATATATAAATATGACTAACACAATTTCCAATAGTTCTTTAAGTACATATCCTACTGCACAAATGGGTGGAAAAAAGAAAAATGGACACAAAAGTGCTTGTGGATGTCCTATTTGTGTTAATATGAAACACTCTAAACGTGGTGGCGGGTTTACCGATGAAGATACTTCATCTTCCTCATCTATGTCCACATCATCGCCTTCATCTATGTCAATGTCTACATCATCCCCAATGACACAAAGTGCTGGACGTAAAAAACGTAGAGGAAATGGACATAAAAGTGCTTGTGGTTGCCCCATCTGTAAAAATATGCGAAAATCTAAAAACGGCGGTGCTGATGAAGAAGACCAACAAGGTGATATTGAAGAAGGATTTGCACCAACTGAAACAGGTGATGTTGACTCTGCTATT